CTAGATCCGCGCTAGATTGGTCTTCCCGGTAGCGCTCCGGTCGATCCGGTTGAGCATGTTTTCGACCTGCCCGCGCTCCCGATCTTCGGGGACGATGGTGTAGTGCATCGTTGTGGCCGGGCGCGTATGTCCGGCCAAAATCATCGCCTCGTATGGGCTTGCCCCTGCCTGCTGACGCCATGAAATGTTGAGTCGGCGAAAACTGTGGAACCCGAAACCAAGGCGGTAGGCGTGGATGGCCTGGCAGCACGGGCGAAGGATGTGCTGCATGAGGTCCCGGTCGTCCGGCGGGAGGCCGGTGTCCGCCGTGAAGATGAACTTGCCGCGCCGCGCCCGCAACTCATCCGCCAGGGGCCCGATGAAGTTCCGGCGCTCGCTGCCCTGCGTCTTCCCGAGCAAGGCCATGTCGCCCCGCGACCAGCGCTGCCGCATGACAATGAATTCTCCGTCGATAGCCGACTTTTGTAGCCCGAGGACCTCTGAGATCCTCCAGCCGGAGGCGACGATCAACCGGACCATAAGTGCCACGTCGGGGCCCGTCATGCCCAGGGTGTTCGTTCCATCGCAATACAGCGCCTCAATGAGCATCTGCGTCTGGCCTTCCGTCAGCAGGTACTTTTGCCGGACCGGCTCCAGTCGCCCGAGGTCCACATCCTTGCAGGGATTGCTCCCCTCGAACATCTTCCATGTCCTCGCCTGATCGAACAGCGCGGACAGTATGTGGAGGAGATCCTGTTTCGTGGCAGAACCCATTGGCCGGTCGACTTCCTTGCCCTTCCGGCCACTGATGCAGGTCTTCTTTACCAGCCACTCCTGGATGATTGATGGCTCCAAATCACATAGCCGGAGCGCTCCGAGGTCCTTCTCGATGTGCTTCCCGATGTGGGCGCTGTACTTCCGCTGCGTCGTCGCTGCGAGTTGCGGCAGGCGGGCAGATCGGTATCGCTCTATCAAATAAGACAGCGGGATTTGCGCCGATAGGAACTTCGACCCTTTATTGATCTCGGCCATGATGGCCTGCTTTGCGGCCTCGCGCTTCTTTTTCGAGTTGAGGTCTTTCGCCAGCCCGAGGCGGCGCACCTCTTGTTTCCGCTCGATGCCGTTTGGCGTCAGGCGCGGGATGACGGGACGGATGTAGTAGAACGGTTCGGCCACGTCGGACCGGAGGAGGATTGACGGATCTTGAAATCTCGGCATCTCCGCATCATCTAATATCTGCGCGATGGTCTGGTTAATCGCGCTCATGCCCCGCTCTCCAGGCCTGCGAACAATCCCATCTGCTCCGTGTTCCGCCGCTTGGCCAGTTCTACATTCCTCAACGCCTGCCTGTGATAAGACTCCTTCAACTCGAAGCCCACCGCTGACCGGCCTTGCTCGATGGCGACGTAGGCGGTCGAGCCGATGCCCATAAACGGATCCAGAACAGTCTCGCCGGGCGCCGTGTAAAGACGAACGCAGCGCCGGATGACCTCCAGTTGCAGCGGGCAGACGTGCTTCTCTTCGTCCGACTCCCGCGCGGCCCGCCAGCCGTCCAGAACGTCTATCTCGTGGATGTCGTCCCATACGCCACTCGCGTCCCGCACCCACTCTTTCGTCGTCACCCAGCCGGTCCCGTCGTTTTTGTGTCCGGCTTGGTAGAGTGCCGGACATGGCGCCGAGTCCCCCGGCTTCTGGAAGATCAGCACGTAGTCATTCACGGCTGGGGCCAAGTTCCGCGAGTTACGGTAGCCGGTGGCGAACATCAGCGAATGCAGGTTCAGGCGCTTGGCCATCGCTTGCGGATTCTTCGGGATCACGAATTCGCCGTGGAAGTTCCAGCCGCCGAAGCGGAAGAGGTCGACCACCGCTCCGCGGAAGTCACGCCGGCCGATGAACCCGTGCTGGTTCTGATGCGCGAGGAGCTGCTGGACGTGGATACAGGCATTGCAGCCCGGCTTCACGACACGCATTAGCTGCTCGATAAAGAACCGCATGTGAAGGGCGAACTGCGATTCCCGGAAGTCGATCCCATCGGCGCAATTACCGATGTCGGCGGTCTTGCCGGAGTACATGAAGAGCGAGGCGAACGGAATGCTAGTAACGCATAGGTCTACCGAATTCGGGGCCAACTCCTCCCACATGCCCACCACGCAATCTCGATTCCAGATCTGTGCGTCCGTCACGCTGTCGCCCCTTTCAATGCCTGCGCATAGTGCCACTCTTGCTCTGCCGCGTCCAACTCAAAGGACGCCTTCTTCGCCATCACGTTTTGGAGGATTGGCCCCTCCAGTTCATCCACATAGACCGTATGGATGCGCGTCCGCTTCGTTTGCCCGTAGCGATAGATGCGCCTCACGCCCTGGTAATACTGCTCGTAGGAGTCAGTGAACCCGCTCCAGATCATCGCCCCGGCGTTCTGCAGGTTCAGCCCGAAAGCGAGCATAGACGCCTTGCCCATGAGGACGCGGTGGCGGCCGGAGATGAAGTCGGCGATGACGTCTTCGCGCTCGTCGTCGTCGAGCTTGCCGTCCAGCAGCGCGATATCCCCGGCGTACTCGCGGCTGATGATCTCCGCCTCCTCATCGAACACGGTCCAGACGATCACCTGAACGCCGCGGGAAACCTCTTCCTCGATCAGTTCCGCCACGCGCCGCGGCTTATTCGACGGGATCGCGACTGGCTTTTTGGCCTCATAGTAGAAGCCCTTCGCGGCCTCGCTGAGCTTGGTCCGCTGTGTCACGCCCAGCGCCCGGTCCGCCAGCAGGCCCGCGCCCGCGTCGCGGCAGATGCGCCGCTGAAAGGCCATCTGTTCGTCGGTGGGATCTACGCGATGGTCGATGAACTCCGGCGCCGGGATCTCCGCCAAGTTGTCGCGGAATCCGTAGGCAGCCGGATTGCGGAGGTAGATGCTCCAGGACGAAAGGAACTTATAGAAGGCCGATTTCGCGTGCGGTTTCACGCTCCAATTACCGCGCTTGTCCCGCGAGAAGAACGTCCACAAGATATCTGTGTCGGTCTTCAACTTCTCCAGGAAGGACGCCTGCGATGCGTACTCCATGATCTCGTTCGGCGCCGGCGTCGCCGTGCAGGACAGCTTGTACCGAATCCCGCGCGCCGACTTGATGAGATTCCACTTAATGACCCCGCCGCCGCCCTTGAGAATCGAGCTTTCGTCGCAGATCACACCGTCAATGTTGCGCATCTCCGGCAGTTGGCCGTCCACCAGTTTGTGGTAACTGCAGATCGCCATTCCCCGGCCGTCGCGGCACCACTCCGCCAGGCGCTCGCGCGTCTCCAGCACCTCGACCGGCAGAGTGTCACCGTAGAAGCGCCTCGCTTCCGCCACGTACTGAGGAATGATCGCCTTCGGCTCCATCACCAGCACGCGGCCGTCAGTCCGGTGAATCGCTTGCCGCCCGAATTCCAGGCTCATCGGAGTCTTTCCCATGCCGCAGTCGCAGAACGCCGCGTAGCGCTCACTGTCGATGGCCTGGCCAACGATGAATCGTTGGTAGTCGAACATCCAATCGGGGACCGGCAGCGGGGCGATGGCCGCGGCTTCCACGTTCACGCCCACGTCGGCGAGGAATCGCTTCGGGAAGGTGACTTTGTAGTTGCCAGTCCGCGCGTCCATCTCCGTCTGGCTCTCCGGCAGCGCCTTCACGCGAAGGAACAACTCGTAGGCCGCGAGGTCGAACTTATCGAAGTTCACCACGGACACGCCGCCGCTGATGTCGATACTCAGGCCACTTACTTGAATCATCGCCCCTCCCCCGCCAGCAACCCGCACTCCCCCACCAGCCGCTCAACGGCCTGCTCGACATGCGGCGTGCCGAGCAGCCACGCCAGATAGTCGATCCTCGCCTCGGCCACTTCCACCCCTTCCGCGCGAAGGATTATCTGCTCCAGCGCCCGCATGATGTTGTGAGGCGGTGTGCCTCCGTTCGGGCCGGCGAGCTTGCGCCGGATCGCTTCGATGCACTCCTCGGCGTCGCGGAGGCGGGTGGCGAGGTGGTCAGTCACAGGAGCCCCCTCCCAGAAACTCGGCGGTGGCCATGTGTCCGCGCCAGTCAGAATACGTGTTGTAGAGTTCGCCTTGGTCCACGTCGATCCCTTGGATGCACTTATCTACGCACCACCTGCCTTCCCGCCGCAGGAACTCGTAGACTTCGCCAGTCCTGAGCTTCCACCGATCCCCAGCCATCGGCGCGGCCAGCGATTGCTCGCGGGTGCGGTTATTCGACATCGCCGTCTCCCTTCAAAAACTTCAACGTCCGTTCGCGAAAAATGGCCGACGCCTTCCTTGAATCCTCAGCGGCTTGCGCTTCCGTCTCAGCGGTCCATTCTTCGCCTCGACTCTTGCGACACCGCCAGCAACCGCAGGCGTGATCGGGCGAGATCAGGCTTTGAGTCCCTGAATGGCAGTTCTTCGAGAAACTCAAACGCACCCCGGAGTTGCGGATTAGTTCGTCGAACTGATCTTCGCGTGAGTTGCCCATCTACCCCTCCTTCACCAGCCGCGCGGTGGCGGCCCAGCGGCGGAAGGCCCGCAAGCCATCTTCATTCCACGGCCCAACGGGCGGCATGCACTTCGCCGGGCCATCCCACGTATAGATCAGACATCGACCGTTGACGTGGCTCACCTCGCACCGTCCGCCGCCCTTCTCCCAAATCTGACCGGCTTTGATCTCAGCCACCTTTCACCTCCCGGATGGCGCGGAGGGCGGCACGGGCATCCTCACAGCGGGAAGAGTGCTGGGTATCTATGTGCCCGGTTGGACACCAGCAAACACGTGAACGGTGCGTTGGGATGAGTCCCTCCAGCGCCTTATCCGCCAGTTCCAGGGCGCGGTCAGCCGCCGACAGGTCATCGGACAGCAGTTTCCGTAGCTCGGCATGGGCCTTCTCCGCCGTAATTTCGCCAGCCGAAGATTGCCGAATGATCTCGGCACGTTTGCGCAGGTGGGCGTCGATGCGGGATTCGATGTTACTCACCGCTGGCCTCCTTCTCCTGCGGTTCGGCGGCCGGAACACCCTTATCGCAGAGTTCCGCCAGTACATCGCCGTGGCATGGCAGAGGACTACACCAACACCCTAGCGTTTTCCCGCGCAGTTCTCCTAACTGAGCCAGTAACTCAGGTTGGTTTAGTATCCAAGCCCTATACGATGCGATTGCCTCGTCCCTTGTCTTGACTTGGTATACAGCCAGAGTTCCCGGAAAGTGGGCGAACGGGTTGCCCCACTTCGACGGTCTGCCAATGTAGACATCGTAGGAACTTTTGTTCTTGTGAACTACTCTTGTGCTGGTGGACATTTACTCAATCTCCTTCTCCGCGTCGGTCACTGGGAGGGCGAGGGCGGCGTCACACAGTGCCTCAACGTGCAACTCCTTTATGTAGCTATTTGGGCTGTTATTTATTCGGTTCATCATCGGGCGTCCCAATTGCAACGCCCCCCGCATCTGCTTCACCTGTCCGGCGAGGGTGCGGCGGTCGGCCTCGGCCTTGGCGAGTTGGGCGCGAAGTGCCGTCACCACCTCACAGGGAAACTCATCTTCCGCAAATGCCGGATCTCCAGCAGCGAAGGATGGCTTGCCGCCGTGCATAAGCTCCGCCAGCGCCTCTGCCGCTTTACTACGCGAAATCAGACCATCCTGCAGGGCGGATAGAATCTTCCCGAAGTCGCCGAACTTCAGATCGCAGTAGGTATCGAATGCCGGACTTGCGTGAAACGATTGCGTGGCTTCTTTTCGCGCCGCCGCTAATTGGGTACGAAGGTCACTTATGGTTTGCTGCTGGAGCTTATCGCCATCTTGTATCAACTGCCACTGCTCATCGGATATATGCTCCATCTACTTCTCCCCCTTCCGCAGTTCGGTCGCACGGTCGCGAATCTCCTCACGAGTCGGGCCAGACTCGCCTACGTCCCAAACCTCGTCGAGCAACTCCAACTCCTCCGCAGCCGCTTCCCGCTTGATGCGGGCGAGGTAGTCCGATCCGTCGCTAGACATTAATTCCCGCATCTGCTCGATATCCGCATCAGAAAATTGAACCTCTCGGTACTTCATGCGACTGTCGATCTTCGGTGGCATATCGGCGATCAGGTCGAGGATAAACGCCTCCAACTGCGCAATCCGCGCATCCTTGTCGGGCTCGGGCGGGAGGGCGGCGAGGGACTGGCGCTTGACTGCGATAGTATCTTCGATGTGCGGCAGTGTGACGTGGGCTAGGTCACCGGGGAATACGGTTTCGCAGTCAGACCGCATCTCTAACAGCACCGCAATTTGCGCTTCGATCTCGCGGCGGGTCATGTTATTCGCAGAGTCCATACTTGCTCTCACACGCCTCTCTTTCGTGGAAGATGGGGAAGGGCTGCTGGCGGCCTCCGCGTGAGGTCTTGGCCCATTCGACGACATCCTGAATGAAATTAATAGCCATTCCGGGAACCATAGGTGGGAAGAATGTTCGCCCTACTCGCTGTTCCCATTTGTCGATCTTGTCGATATTTTCTGGCTTACGAATGGTCCAGTTCAGGATGTCTTCCTTGTTGCTCTGGTGGCATGGAGCACAGCCGACACGACTGAAACCAAGCTCGTAGAGAGAGTTATACCGTTCGCCGTGCGCTTGGACGTATTCAAAACACATCTCTTTTGTCCAATCGAAGATGTCGTGTTTCAGTTGGCAGTCGTAAGTCAGGTCCCATTCGGATGCTGGTGTGATGGCCCGACGCTTGCTCTCATCACGTCGCTTTCCGGTGTGCATCACGTAATCGCAGTCACCGGCGTTCTCTTTGATCCACCGCAGTGTAGGCCGAATCTTCAAAATATCGGTGCAAAAAGACGCCTGAGACGATGGGAAGCGACCCTTCAAAAGAGCCAGCGTGTCGAACGTCAGCCTGTCACTCGGAGCATAGCCTTTCTCAGTAGCCACAGACTCACTTACGTGAACCCGAAGCCCATCGTGTGCCCATAAATCCGACACGATGGCATGGACTCGGATAACTGGATAGATGTTTCCGGAATACCATTCGACGAACTCAGTGGTCATGCCGTCTTCGTTACCGCCAGCGTCACTGTTAATGAGCACGACCTCATCTTTCCCGCTTGTGGCGGTGTGATACCGATTCAGCACCCAGCGCGCGCACGCCTGGCTGTCGATGCCGCCTGAGAATCCGACGATATGCTTGGTGCCGTGGGTCATGGCTTCGGCTCCTCCTCGATCAGCGCTTCAATCTCCTTCAGATCGAGTGCCACCGCTGCCTTAGCGTGGCCGTATTCTTCGCGGCCCAGCCGGTCTCGCAACACCGAAGTCGCCTCCTCCAGCGCCGCTCGCCGCACTTCGGCCTTAAGCGCGGCCAGCCAGTTGGCAGTGGCGTGGGTGTTGGTCAGGGCGGCGTCTCCGACAGCCCACGCCTCTGTCATTGTTGGATGCTCGACGGGGTGAGGAACCGCACTGCGTAACAATACGTCCACCGCCTCCCGCAGCCGAGCGGCTTCGGCGGACACGGTTCCGAGTTCGGCTTCAATGGCCTTCACTTCGGCACTTGCTCCTGCTTGAAATCCATCGCATACGCCCAGCAATCGGGACTTGATGGATGCTGGTTTGATTGCCTTCTCCGCCGCCTCCGCGCGGGCCTTCCAGGCGTCGATACACCGCCGAACATCACCAAGCGCGAGGCTCCATCCGCCATCGGCCACGTAGCCACGCTCCGGCGTCGGTTGGCCGAAGCCTGACAGCAATACGAGCACGTCGGCGAGGACGGATGCGCGCTCCGCCTCCAACTCCGCCACGCGCCGGATGGCGGCGGCACCGGCGCGAAGGTCCGCCGCCCGCCGAACCATATCGTCCGCCTCCTCGGGCGAGGCACGGCGGTACTTCGCCTCGACCTCTTCGCTGACGCTGGCCCGCTTCTCCAAGCGAGCGGCTTGCTGTTCGGGGGTGTCCATGTCATCTCCTCTGGCCGTCTCTCCGGGCTGATGCCCGCCGCGGCCTTGATGGGTGGGGTGGTGGATTAGGCAGCCGGCTGCTCGTCCGCCGGCTTAAGCGCGTCCGGGTTGTCGGCGATGCCGAAAATTCCGAGCACTGCCAGAACATCCGACTCGTCGCCCGGCTTCCCTTCGTTGACACCGTTCAGCCACTTCACGCGAACGGACTGCTCCCTGATGCCGTTCTTGTTCTCGAAAACATGCAGTTCCGTCTCGATCTTGCACGGCCGCTGCACCAAATACGGAGCCGGATCGCGGAGAAGGAACGGGTAAGTGCCTTCCCAGATTTCCGAATTCAACTCCGAGAGAACCTTCTTCGTCTGGTTGGCCGCCGCTGCCGTCAGATACAGGTGATGGTCGATGGTTCCTTCGTTCGGAACCAGGACACGAACCTTGATCGACCGAGTGACGGAACCATCCGTCTTTTCCAGGCGGTCCAGGCGGGCGAGTTGGATCATGCCGGAGTAAATCCGGTTAGGCAGAATGGGCATCAGTGGCCTCCTCGGGCATGCGCATCTGTTCCGTCGCGTTGACGACTTCTTCGAGCGTCGGTGCATCGAACTTATCGGGGTGCCCGGCTCCGGTTACTTCCTGTGCGAACGCCGCGCCGAAGTCGTGAATGACCTTCGCAAAGAGCATCCGTTTCGGGAACTTGTCGTAGGTCCCGTCCGGGTCAGTTGGTTTCGAGCGGGCGCGGGCGACGAGCCCCGCCTTCTCGGCATCCTTGATCGTCCAGCAGAGGGTGAGTGGCTTCCCTTCGCCATCCACCATAGGCGCGCCGTCCTTGTAAAAGACGAAGTGTGCCTTCTCACTGGTCCAGGAGACCTCATTCACGGGCCGCCAGTCGTAACCAGCCCGCTTCAACAGGAAGGCGCGGCCCTTATAGTCGATAAGCGGCTTCAGCGCGCCATTCTTGACTGGCATCAAGTAAATCCACTCCTCCGACTGGACCTCATTGAAGCCGTAGGCGCGGCCGTACTTGATCTTCAATTCGATCTGCGCTGCGGGCGTACCGAGGGCGGCGGCCATGCGACCAGCAGAGCGCTCGTCGAGCAACTGCTGTTGAAGTTGCCGACGCTCCGTTTCATCCGTGACCAGCTGGAGCAGGTCTACGAGCGGGATCTCGTTCGCTGGAGCGGCGGCAGCAGTCGGTTTCGGTGGTGCTTGCGTGCCCATACCCCTACCCCCTCACCGCAACAACGCCGGGAACCTGCATCGCCTGCTTATCCGACCGCGCCCGCGAGTTCAGCGCCGTCATATTCGCCGTCACGTACGTGTCAGGCACGCGCCCATCGGCCACGGCCCGGCACAACGCCTTGATGTCCTTGACCTCCGCCTTCCAGGTCTCGCGAATGCCGAGACCGGTCTGCCGCTGGAATGTGGGCGCGGCCACCACGGGAGCCTCAACGGGCCGCATTAGCGCCTCAACCGGCGGCGCCTCCTCGACATGGCGCAACGGTGCGGCCATCACGGATTCCACCACGTCCGCCGACGCGCCCAGTTCCTCGGCCTGAACAGCCGCCGCAAGACGCTGCTCCTCTTCGCGCTGCCGCTCCTCCGCCTGCTTTGCCAGCAGGGCGCGGTGCTCCGCTTCCGCCCGCTCGCGCTCGATGCGCTCAGCCTCACGGCGTTGGGCGTCGAGCCGCGCCTGCTCTTCACGCCGCAAGCGCTCCTGCTCGTCGGTGAACCGATTGATGGCGCCGACGAGGATCTGCTCGGCTTCGGTGATGGGAGCGAGGCAGGAGGCCTCTTTGCTCGTGAGGAGCCGGTGGGCGTTGTGCGCCGCCTGCTTCAGTGGCGCGAACTCCTCGACGATCCGCTTTCGGAAGTCGGCGAGCGTCTTTTTCATGCCGGCGGCCGTGTCATACGACGCCTGATCGGTGATCGTAAGCGCACGCGCCCGCTCTGGCCAGGTCAACGCCTCCGGGAATTCCGGTGGGGCCGGCGGCGGCATAGGCGGCCCGCCGTGATTCTGCACATTAACATCCATGGATCTGCCTCCAATTGGTTACGGCCAGCGCTGCCTGGAAAACCTGCCAATCCAGGGCCAGCGTGTTGACCGGGTATTCGGTGAGCACGTAGCGGGCATCAGATTGCAGCCGCACCGTGTATCTGAGAATCCGCGCCGGATTCGGAAAAAACTGCACATAAGCGGCAAGCTGTAGCGCATGCCACTTCGACGATGCGCCGGTTTTGCGGTCGATGACCGCAAATTCACCGGAGGGCATCAGAGCCAGTACGTCGGGGGTTCCGGCGTACATCAGAATCCCGTGGAGCTTTCGCTGCTCGACCTCCAGCACGCGAAGGCCAAGGGATTCCCGGCACGCCCGCCAGGCTTCGAGATAGCCGCGGGCGCCGGGGTCGACGGAATCTTCTTTCAGTCTTTTCAGGTCATCCAACTCACAACACCGATGCACCACCGACCCACGCCACGCCGCTGTCTCCGTGAACCACCGATCGTCGATCAGGCCGGCCGCTTTGATGACCTGCGTGACAGACGGCACGCGACGGCCTTCGTGGCGGTAGGTGTGCGAGTTGTGGTCGAAAGTGAGCATGGATATTCAGAAATTAGGGGACAAAAATTCCCGCCGCCTCCGCGAAGAAGCGGCGGGTGAGTAACTACGGTCAGGAGAGGAAGTGCGAAGCGCTTCCGATGTGCCTACCGGCAAAGGGCTTGGCCCCCTCTATGAGAAGCCAATAGGCACGTCGCAAGCGGCTGGTTCGTTAGCGTGAAAGGGCCAGCCGCCCCGAATCGGTCACATAAGGCACCGCCAGCCGAGGATTAGCGCTGCCGTGGAAAAGAAGCCGAGTAACATCTGCTGTAGGTCGTCGCGGTCGATCATTTCACCCTCCCAAGTAACGACTGCGCGACGGCCATTGCGCCCACGCCGACGATGAGAAAGATGATGACGATGAATGCGACTTCGGCGCGACGGGACTTCATTTGGTCCTCCATAACTCCGCGAGTGCCGCGCGGGCCGCTTCGTCACAGGTGGCGGCGTGTTTGGTGATATCTACCACAGAGTCGCCGCTGTACGTGATGTACGCACTGCAAAACAAATGTCCATCGACCCATGAGTAGTGACCCTTGGCGTACCTGTCGTCGGCCGCAACGCGTGCCGAGTATCCCTTGCCGTTGGCGACCGCAAGTAACTCCGAAACGGGGTCCGTCTTGGCTGGCAGTTCCGCCACCGGGCAAACCACCGGCACCGGCCACTCGTACCACGCCGCCAGGCCGACGACCAGCCCGCCTGTAATGAAACCGATCAGGATGTCTTTCATTTACGTGTGCCTTTCCAGATCACGACGTAGAAATACAGAGCCTCAGCGGCAGTGACAAAGTAAAAGAATGCATGGATTCGATTGGTTAGTCTCCAACCATCTATGGGCAGATTAATTACAATCCACACCAGCATGAACTGGAGCAAAATCGACTCGCCCACCCCAAGCCGCAGCCTCACCGCCCGCCTCCTATCCAAGCACCCACCGCCGTGCCCAACACAAGCGCCATGAAGCACACGCCTGCCCAGCGCCAATGCAGGTCATTCACGGCCTGGGCCTGCTGATCCGTCAACCGCTCCGGCGGCGTCAAGAACAGCGATTCCGGCAGGGGGATGCGGTGATTTCGCTCGACGGACTCAACGGGCGATTCCGCGCCGTGGATTCGGTCGAGCTCCCGCTCCAGGACGGCGCTCTGGGCGTCGCGCCCGGCGGCTTCGAGCACGGCGTAATCGTGGGGGTAGCGGTGGGGGGTCATGCCGCACCGCCGAACGTCGCCTTCATCCGCGCGATCCACGTCGTCACCCACTCGTAGGTGATTCGCACGACTTCCGAGTTCTCCGGCGTGTCGCCGGTGTGGATAGCGAGGAACCACTTTTCTGCCGGCCGGCTGCTGTTCGGTGTCAAGTCCGGCACCGCATCAAAAGCACACCCCCGCTTGTTGGCAATTGTGCCGACGAGGCACGCGCATTCGCCAGAGTAGGCCGATCCGTTCACCTTCCCGTCGCGCAGTGCATCGGCCACCGCCTGAGCTTCCGCCGGAGCGCCAGAAAGCACAGCAAAGATATCGTCTCGAACGTCGCTCAGGTTGGCGTCGCGCAGGTTGGCGTCGCTCAGGTTGGCCCCGCGCAGGTTGGCCCCGCTCAGGTCGGCCCCGCCCAGGTTGGCCCCGCTCAGGTCGGCCCCGCTCAGGTTGGCCCCGCTCAGGTTGGCCTCGCTCAGGTCGGCCCTGCTCAGGTTGGCCCTGCTCAGGTTGGCCCCGCTCAGGTTGGCCTCGCTCAGGTTGGCCCCGCGCAGGTTGGCGTCGCTCAGGTTGGCGTCGGCTGCGATTGCTGCCAATACCGCCATACGTATATCGGTAGCGTCAACAGCGCTAAAAAGCGTCGCGCCCGTCCAGCGGTTCAAAATATCTAAACTCATGCGCTCCTCCGTCCCTTCGCCTGAATCGGCGTCACCTTGCCCGCCAGTCGTGCCTGACTTGCGCGGAATGCATCGATCTCCCGGCGTGTGGCCGGTTCACTGGTCACGATTTGCAGCATCTCCCGCATCAGCGCGGAGAGGCTACGACCCTGCAATTGCGCCACGATTCGCGCGTCCTCGGCGAGCTTGGCTTCGTCGCAGCGGAGGTTGACGGCGAGCAGGACGCAGCCTTTCATGCGTGGCCTGCTTTCGCCTTGGCGATGGCGGCGCGGGCAATGCAGGATGAGCAAGCCTGGACTACCTGCTCGGGCGTGCTTCCCCAGTGCTGCACCGGCTTCCCGACCTTCCAACCCAGCAGGCACGGGTTAAGCGGGTCTGCGAGGCATTCGAGGCGAAGACCCTCCAACGCCGCCAACAGGTCCGGCGCGGCGGCGATGAGGTTCGCGTTGGCGATGTATTTGTGGTCGCTATTCGGGCCGTACACCACCGCAATGGGTCGATCCGAGGAGTTGATGACGATTCCATGGCCGAGAGGTCCGGCGTTGGCCCACGGCCCCGGCGTGTGCTTCGCGCTCATGCCGCCCTCCGCGCACCGGCCGGGGGCAACGGGGAAAACCGGGCCGCGATCATGCCCTGCTTAAATCCCTTCGCGTAGGCGGTCTGCGCATCGGCAGCCGCTTGCTCTTCCAGGAGATCCACGACTTCGTTGTGCCCGATGCCGTGACGCCGCGCGATCTCATGGAGCCGATGGCTCAGAATGCGCTTCTCCCGCACGACACGTTCGCGCAAGCGGAGGCGGTACAGCGCGGTATTCGCCTCTTTAAGTCTCCCGCCTTCAATGAGTTCCAGGCTGTTGGTTTGTATCATTTGTTGTTTTCGCCTCAGAATGGGTTCGGTCAGTTGGTAGCGCGGAAGCCATGCTTCGCCAGGGAGTCGATCATCGCTTCGCGGACCAGTTCCCGGATTTCCACGTTGCGCAGCTTCGCCATTGCGGCGAAGCGGGCGTAAGTGCCGGGGTCCGTGTCGATGCTCTTGGAAACCCAATCCTTAGCTGGCTTTGGTAAACTTGCTGGCTTGGTTGCGCTCACAGGAATGAGTATCCAGAAATCTAGATTTTTAGTCAACTAGAAATTTAGATTCGTACGCCTGGTATTGGCGAAACTGTTGAAAGAAAAGGAAATATAGTTGTGGCCGAGAACGAAGACGACCTGATTGGAATTGGCGTCAAACTGCCAAGCGCCCTGATCGCAGCCGTGGGCGCAATCAAGTACCAAGCGAGAATCAAACTGGAGTCAATCTACGCCGAAGGGATGCAGCGCTTTGTCCGCGAAGTCCAGTTGGCGGGCCGACCGATTGTATATGAGGAAGACCGTAAGCTCTGTCAGATACTCCCGCCGATAGGCTCCGTGGCTCCAGGTACTTCGGCAGGCTTAGTACTTGTTGCCGACCCAGACCGCAAGGTGATAGAACAGTTGGCCTACATTCAGTCGTTAGATAAGGGTCAAGCGGATGAAATCCGCGAGGCGATTGCCGCTGTCGAGGGGAGGATGCGGGCCAATGCGGATGCCGTTCGGGCCGGACAGGAGAAGGCCGCAGAACTCGGGAACCAATCTGCAACGGCTGGAGCGGACACTGGCCGACCTGGAGATGATTCGAGCGGGGGCGGAAATGGAAGCGGAAAGGATTCGGGGCCTAATAGCGAGGGAAAGAAGAAAGGCCCCAGGAAGTGAGGCGGAAGCGATGGATTTCTTTCGACGGTTGCGGAGGCCACCCCAATGACCGATATCGCGGTCTTAGTCGTCCTCGGGACATCCATCTGGGTGGCAATCGACGCCTCTCGCCTAAAAGTCGCCAAAGGCAAGTTGCCCGGCAGTTTCTTCGACATGAGCGTTACTAGTTGGTTCCTCTGCTGCCTTCTTATCTGGATCGTGGCATTTCCGGCCTACTTAGTGAAGCGGGACGCCTACCGCAACTGGAAAGAGCCCGGCGGCGGGACTCTCTCGGATATCGCACTGTTGGCCGACTTGAAGGATCGCGGGGCAATTACCGCCGAGGAGTTCGAGGAAAAGAAAGCGGCGATTCTCAAGCGGTTCTGATCCCCATGCCGCCCAACGACAAACCCCTTAAAGGCCGCATCACGATGACGAAGCAGCAGCGCCAGACTGCCGCCGGAATCGAATTGATGTACCTTTGCGAAGAGCACACGGCAGACGGGAAGATCACCCACGAGGAAGTACGGGCGCTCGACCGCTGGCTCGACAAGAACCGGAACGAGGACTTGCCCGCGATCCAGTTTCTAATCCAGACGGTCGATCAGATCATGGCGGATGGTGTAGTCACCGAGGCGGAATGCAAGGACCTCTATAAAGCCATGGAGCGAGTCTTGCCGCAGGATCTCCGATACGGCGCGATCAGCCGTCGTCGCCAGCAGGAAGAGGCGCAAGTCCGCGAAGCTGAGGAGCGAGAAGCTGCCGCCCAGCGTCGCAAGCCGAACACGGACGCCAAGCGAGCGCAGATGATCGCAGCCGGAGAAATTGCCGCAGTTGATCTCAATTTCCACGTCGCGGGCGTGACGCATGAGAACCGGGACCGCATCATCAGAACCTATGCCAAGGAAGGCGATGCCGTGTTCCTCGTGCGCGATCACGGAAACAGATACAGCCTCAACGCGATCAGCATTCACTTAGGTAACGGGAAGCAGATCGGATATGTGCCGGAGCGGCGTGCTGGTGAAATGGCCGGATTGATCGACTCCGGCTATCTCCATCTTGCCTACATTGTCCGCTTCTATGACCTTGGGAGCACCGGCTGCCGTTGCGCCATGATCGAGGGCGGTCTTTATGTGCCGCATTCCAACTTCCCGGACGCAGTTCCAAACGCGAAGGTGGCGCATTTTCTTAAACCAGCATCCGTCGCCCCTCCTCCCCCACCAGTCCGCACCGCCCCCGCCCCTAACTGGCGCGAGACCTTCCGGCAAGTCGAACGCGAGAACCAGAACCGCCAGCAGCCGGCCAAAGCGTCGGACGGCGCAATTGGCTGCATGATCGTCGCGGTCTGCATTTTCGTGGCGCTCATTGCGGTGAGCTGCTAGCCCACCCCGCCCGCCCGTTGCGGGTTTTGCAGGGGTTGGCACAACCCGAGCACCCTACTGGATGTCTGCGAGCAGCTTCTCTTTGTGCGCCAACTGCTCGCGCTTCTCCTCGATGTCGGCGATGTGCGCGGCGAGATCCTCAAGCGGGTACTCGCGGAGCTTGTCGAGACCGGGAACCTTCGGTGGCGCAGATTGCGGAATTCCGTAGTCGCGATTGGGCCGGATGACGTAGTGCAGTTGGCTATCGACGGCCTTCGCTGCCGCGCGGTACGCTTCGAGCCACGCCTGAATCGCGGCGATATCTCGCTTCAGGCCCTTGATTTCCAGGACCAACCGGCCAGCTACTTTCTCGATGTCTTGCTCGCACATGCTTCCCTCATCTTACTCCCTCACCCCAACAAATAAATCACATCCGGGTCCTGCGCGATCGTAAGCACCGGGTCCAGTTCGCCCGCGGCCGTCGCTCCGTCGACCGCTTCGCCGTAGGTGGCGCCGGCCGCTACAATGCGGGACTGGTCCGCCGACAGCGCGAGCCAGGTGCCGGGTGGGTGGGTGCGGGTGGTCATTGGGGCGGCTTTCTGTGGTCAATCTCAGACGGAAGCAACACGCGTCTCGGCTCCGGCTCTTCGAGCTTCCAGCCTTGCTCAGCTAAAATCCTGACTGCCAGTGGATACCGACGCAAATACCTTCCGCCGTAGACAAACACGAGCAACGGGACCAGTGGCTGCACCGCGGACCATAACCACCCTTTCCAGCCCGTCAGCACCGCATCTAACGCCGCCGCCAAGTAATCCGCCTGAACCTCAATGCCAATCGAACGCTGGAACGCGTCCCTATAGTAAATCCCAACCTCTGGATGCTTCTCCGGACTGCGAACCAACAGATGGATCTCATGTGGCCCGGTCACTCGTGGCGTAATCTTCCAGCGCCACTCCAGATACGGACGATCGTCGATGATTTGGGCCGCGGTCAGAAGCGGGGCTACATCGAATGACCCATCGTGGGTGACGCTCGCTTCCACCTGCCCAGAAATCCTAATCGGTTCTTTTGTCGTTATCGAGGGATTTAGACCGGAAGCGATTGCCGGATTGCCCGCGTACGCTACCCTCAAGGTAATCTGAAACGCCTGCAACTGTTTTTGCCGAGGGTCGACTTCGAGTATTAGATCACCCATCCTCGTCGCGTAAACCGTCTTGACAGCCGGGAACCCTGCGTTCGTTCCCGGAGGCGGATATGCCGACAGAACCCCGTACGGCGGTGGCTCGGGCCGTCTCTCGCCACGTGGGCGGAGCTGCATTAATAGGGTCAGTGCAACTGCAAGCCCGAAGAAATAGAAGGCTCCCCAGCGAGTCATTGACGTTACCTTGGGTTATCGGATGGGGTAATTATGCCAGAAACAAGAATCACCCGCATCCCCGTTATAGGGCGCCCCACCAACACAAAACGCCCGCCCCTTCAAGAGAGACGGGCGCTAGTGATAAACCAGCCACAGTCCAGGCAACTCCCCCGGCCAGCGTGAGACGTAGTTCTCCGCCCACGCGCCGGGACATTCAACCTTCACGCTGCGATCGTGAAAGAAGTTCGGCGCGTGGCCCACCATCAGGAACCACAGCCGGACCCCCGGAGGCGTGCTCACCCGGCAGCCGCCGATTTCGAGTCAGCCGGGGTCAGAGACTTCCACTGCGGTCGGCGGCGGCGGCCGCAGTGCGATCTCAACGCGGGCGCTGGGAATACTCTCTGCCCCGCCGGACACGGCGGTGACGTAGTAGCAGCTCACCCCGTCGAGCGGGTCGGTATCCACGTATCGGAGGTCCGCCAAGCCTTCGGCGATGCGGACATAGGCGTTCGTCGCCGCACACGCGCCGCTCGCCCGGTATACCGAGTAAGTGGCGTGCGGCAGATACACCGTGCGGCCCTGCGAGTCTTTCCACCGCACGGTGACATCGGCCAGCAGGAGGGCGGGGAAGAGGAGCGCAATTACCAGGCGTCCCATGCTTTCCTCTTCCAGGTGTTCGCCGCGCTGCAGTAGTACAGGTAGGTGGCGTCGGCGGTGATTGTGCCTTCCGCGCAGGTCTCGGAGTTGCTGGCTGGCGTGCTCAGCGGAAGAAGTATACGGCCAGCAAACTCAGCCACCACGCCGTTGTTTGTTGCCGGATCTTTCAGCGCCAGCATTGTGTCTCCTTCCAGATAATCGAAACTAATCTGGCCCGCATTAAATCGCAGCGGAATACCAGCCGTCCCGGCGTCATTGGATGCGGCAAAACTAGCTCCGCTTTCCATGCCGTCGTCAAAGACCGTCCAGCCAATCACTGCATCGACCTTTTTGATCGACATGCCGGTTTCCTGTTCATCGTTGAATGCGGTGAACGATGACAACTGGCCAATCTTTCCTGCCTCCGAGATGACTACCAGGGCGCCGGCGTCGGTCAGGGTCGCGGCGCCGCCCACGATATCGAGAGCCGGGGGACGAGCCACCCACACGGCGGAGCTTCCGACTTCCATACAGTCGTGGAAGGTGTCGGGGCTGGTGGACGTGTCGATAGCGACGCGGAGGCCAGCGAGCGCAAGAGTGCAGTCTCCGCTGGTGGGTGCGCCGCCGTAGATGAGGACGCGGGGCGTCGGGGGCGCTTGCGCGAAGGCTACGATGGCAAGGGCAAAGAGAGAGATGGTTTTGAACATAGGTTCCTTTCAGGGGTTAGTTAACGAACGACGCGGATCGAATACGTCCGGCTGGACAGATCGACGGCGGCGCCGGAGAGGTTGCAGATCTTCACCTTGCCCGTATCCGACGCCGACACTTCGGGCGTGGCCTGTACGCCAGCCGGGAGCACTGTGCCTGATACGGCCAGCGCCACATGATCGCCCACGGCGGCGCCCGTAAGGGTGAGCGTGTTCTCCAAGCAGGCGCCGTCCGGGATCGGGTCGAAGTCGATGGAGCTGCTGGCGGAAATGCGCGCGAGCCATACGGCGTCGGTGCCGTCGCTGCCAATGAGTGAACCGGCGGAGCCCAGCGCCACATTCTCCCACGCGCTCGCCCCGCGCCGGATCAGGCCGCCGCGGCTGGGCGAGAGTCCGGCGATGGCCGTAAGGTCGCTGTCGAGCGGCTGGTACGTCGCGCTGATATCTGGGATGTCCGCCGCCACAAGAGCACGGAAAGCCGGGGCCGCCGCGCCGCCGTTCGTAGGCCCGGCGAATACGGTGTTGGCGTTGCGGTTCGACAGCGACACCGTGATATCGCCGCTGGAGGTGATCGGCGAGCCGCTTACGGTCCCCAGGGCGGACGGGAAGACGAGGCCGACGCTGGCAACGGTGCCGGACCCAGTGGATCGCACTACCCAAGTCGGCGTGCCGGACACAGTCTTGCAATCGCTGAATTCGTCCGGGTCGGGCGTCGTGTTGAAAGCAATGAGAACGCCGACTGTCAAAGCCGTACAGTCGCCAGCCGTAGGCGTGCCCGCGTAGGTTTTCACGCGCGGCACGGGGTTGGCCTGGCCGAACAGCGCGGCGCAGACGATGAGAAAAGCGAGGGTGATACGAATGGTGTGCATTTATTTGACTCCGAAGTAGTAGGTGGCGGACCCCGCATCATAGGAGGAGCCGCTGAGGTTGCAGACTTCGACCCTCATCGAATTCGGGCCGGTGACTTTTGCGAACAGGTGGACTCCGGCGGGGGGCTGGTAAGACGAGCCGATAGTTGGCCGCCCGCCCAGGGCCGCGCCGGTGACGGTCACTGCCGTGCCGTCGAGCACACAGCCACCGTCCACCACGGGCGAGAGGTCGATCACTGCCGAGGCCGTGAACTCCGCGCCGATGGAGCCCCATGCGACCGTGGAGCCGTTGTAGATGAGGCCCTGGCCGCTTGTGGCGCCCGCCGTCGATATCTGGCCGATGGAGATCACTGTTGCGGGTGTCGGCGTCGTCGTCGAGCGGATCTGGTTCAGTTTCGTCTGGCCCGCCGCTACGACCCAGACTTCATTCCATCTATCGCCCTTCGTCGGCTGATAGATGGCCGCATACGAGGTTCCGGCGGGCGTGATGGCGCTGTTGGTGTAGAGCACCACGGAGACCGCGCCCGCTGCCGTCGTGACCGAGCAGTCGGCCCTCGCGACGCCAACACAGAGCACTGCCCGCCACCCGGCCAGCGATTGCGAGCCGGAGTAGAGCGGCTGGGCGGATGACGGCGAGTTCAGTTGGACCGTGATGTAGCCGGTCCACGCTTCCCCGCCGACGACAGATACCAGGGTGTCGGAGATCGTGGCGGTTTGGGCGAAGGCGGGGAGGGCGAGTAGCAGAAGGGCGAGGATGGGTTTCATGGTTGCCCCTTTCCCGGCGGCACAATCTCCGGCGCGTCGGCGGGCTTCATGCCATCCAGCAGCCGCTGAACGACCTTCGGAAGCGGCAGTCCGAGTCGGCGGCCGTTCTCGCAAATCGACGCGACCTCCACCCAGGAAAATGTCGCGAAGGCGGCGGACCAAGCAAGCCGCCACGTCTGCCCGCTGATCGGCGCCACCCAAAGGGAGAGGCCGGAGACGCAGATATAGACCCACATCATCCCCTTCCGGTAGCCACCTTCACGGGCCCGCGCGGAAGATATCGCCTGCCCTTCTTTCTTGGCAGCCCAGACGCCGGTAAGCCAGTCGAGGCCTTGAAGGACGATGAAGACGACGCAGGCCTTCTCCGGCCCGATCTCCGGGGCGGATAGAGCGCCGAGGAATGTGGACAGAGCGCCCTTCAGGAGTGTTGTCGGATGCGGGGTCATTGACACCTCAGGAGTAAAAGAACGAGCCATAGCAGGCCTCCCACAAGCGCTGCGGCGAGCGCGTCTGTGATGATGCGGCGAAGGATTTGCATGCGGCTTCGCCGCGACATAGGGATCTATTTGTCGTCCAGCGTCAGGCGGTCCCAAAAGTCCGCCCAGCGCGTCAGCATGCGGATTTGCAGGGCATCCCACTTATCGCGGTTGTCCTGCGACATTGTTTCCCGGTGCTTCAAAGCGAACTGCAGAATAGCCACAACGATCGCCTCTCCGGGAAGCGTGACGCCAACTTTCAACTCAGGCATTGACGCCATGGATTCCTCGTTTCTTCAGCAGTCCCGCCACACGGAACGGGTCGGTTTTCCGGCGGCGGATCTTGTTGACGAACACCTCGCCGAGGTGCCCAATCGCTCCGACAACATCCCTCGTCGGATTGTGGAAGTCGAAGTCGATTTCGACTTCTGTTGCGTGGATGATCACCTGCGCGGAGACGCCAGCGACATCCTCCCTATACCCAACCTCCACCGACTTGCCGTGATTCTTCGCCGGAGCCTTCAGAAGCACGGGCGGGTTCTTCTCCACCAGGATCCGGATATCGGCCAGCAGGGCGTCCGTCCGCGGGAAGTAGCAGCGGTCCCTTGCTGCCCGTGATGGCGTGTGCTCCGCCCAGCCATGATGCGCGGCCCAGGCGCGGATGTTGGCCGCGCACTGGGCGTCAGGCGGCAGCTTCATCACAGCCCCCGCAGTGCCTTCGATACCGCCGCGCCCACGGCGGGGATATTCAGCAGCGCCGCGCCGCCGTCCCGGCCGGGATAAACGGACTGGTAGACGCGCCGGAATTCGTTGATGCCGCCACCCGCCCACATCTGCTTCAAGAGCCCGATGCTGTGGTAGCTCACGCCGTCCGTCGAGGCATGGTAGTTCAGCTCGTCCAGCTGGTTCAGGTTCGGGACTTCGGACAGCGGGATCATGGGATCGCCGCCGGGCCCGGACACGGTTGCATTCACGAACAGACCGCCGAAGATGATGCCCGCCTTGGTCAATGTGTCGAGCATCGCCGTGGCGTCTTTCAGGGTCAGATTGTAGGCGCTGTTGGGCGCTTTGAGACTCATTTCGGTAACTCCTCCCACCGCCCGGACCACTTCACTTCGTTGCCATGGCGGTCGTAAGCCCACACGATGCGCCCCTGTCGAAGAGGCCGCATATCGAGATGGATGTAGTTCTGATGGAGCGCCACGCCGATACCGGTGAAGCGATCAAAGTGGAGCAGTGCCCGCCAAATCTGGATCAGCGGCGGGCCGGAGATATCGGCGGCGATGCCTTCCGTATGGCGTCCCGGCTTCGACTTGCGAGCCTCGATCGGATGGTGTTCGCAGCGGTAGCCGGAGGTGATGCGGATCGGCTGGTTCAGGTGATCGCGGAGGCCCTGGAGGTACTCCGCGAAGTAGAGTCGGACGCCGTGGCGCCCGCAGTGTGAGCAGAGGAACTCCGAAGAGTGGAAGTCGCGGGTAAGCGAATGGCCGGTCATTGCCGCTCCCTGAACTTGGTTTCGGGCGCCAGCACTATCCCCATGCAGACCGCCAATACAACAGGCAGGTCTAGCACGTCGACGCTGACCCACAGCCACACGAGGTGCCACAGCACTAAGCCGCCGAATTCCACACAGAAGCGCTTCATTCCCGCGCCACCATCGCCTTGATCTCCGACAGCTCGCTGAACACGCCCCGGAAAGTCACCATCGCCGCCCAGACGCGCTGATTCGGGTCCCACCAGATGTCGCCGTAGCGGTGCTCGTGAGTGATCCGGCCCTTGTCCAGTAGCACGCGGACGGCGTCGGCCTTCTCGCGGAGATGGACGAGTATTTGCGTACTCACTCCGGTTTCGAGCGAGGGCACGCCCAGCCGCCGCAGTTCGTCGTGATTGATGCAGGCGATGAGGATTAGGCTGGCTTGCGGGGTTTCGGAGCGATGGCCGCAGAGAGTGGGGGCGGTGTGGTGAACCGCTGGGTCCGCTTGCGCTTGTAGCACCTGCGTGAGCTCATGCGGGGCCAAGCCGACAGATCCAAAGTTGCTGTCGATGACTTGGCCGTCGCACACGGTTACCGGCGGGTTCGAGGTTTCCACGTAACAGTGCGGCAATCTTCCGTCCGCAGCCGCCAAGCTCATTCCGAACCCAGGCCGGTATTCCCGCGCTGGGCGCGGTTGCGAAGAGCCGATATCGTAGGTACTGATTGGGTCCGGCCGCAGTGCGCCAGTGATCCGCCACTCCTCTAACACCGGAGTTCCCTTCTTGACCAACAGCGTCCCGTGAGACCAGATAAACTTCTCGTGCCAAATCGCGTCCACGGCTTCCCCTGTCAGCGGGTGCTCGATTGCTCCGAGCACGAATTTCCTACATTTCGGATCGCTGATCGAATGGATATAGGCGCCTTTTCCATCAACGCAGGACACGATGATCGCAGTGCGTGTCGGGCTTTCAACCTCGGTCCACTTCGCCCCCTGCCCATACACCGCACCAGCCGGCACAATCAGCGCCAGCAGCACAAACAACACGGGAAACCACTTTCGGAACTGGGTCATGGCTACTTCGCCGCCTCCTTCGCGGCCGGTTTCGGCGGCTCCGGCAGTTCGAAGAACTCACCGGTTGGCGCCATCTGGCAGCGTTCACGGGCGATACCGCGATCCGCGCACGCCTCGCTCATGATTTGCTGGATCTGCTTGCCGATCTCCGCCTGTTTGGCGTGAAGATCGGTCAAAGCCATGCGCTCCGCCGTCTTCAGCGGGGCGAACGTCTTGGGGGTCGGCTTGGTGGCCAACTGGGGAATCGCTGGCGTATTCGGCTGTTGAGCCGCCACTGCCGCCGCGAGGAGCAGTGTGAGTGCGATGGTTCGCATAACTGGTGTGAGCCGATGCCGGATAACCGGCATCGGGATTTACGGAGCGCCGCAGGTAATCGCCGTGGCGAGGCCCTGGCTAAAGGTGATGGACTTCACGGCTTGGCCGCTGCCGCATGAGGTCGTGCCGTTCAGCGCGGTACCGGATGGGGGCGTAATTGTCCCGGAAACACTCAGCCCCACCGTGTACACCGCGGACATCCGATTGAAGGCGTCGCCCATCTGGTAGAGGTTGTTCCCGTTCGGAATCAGGCTGCCTTCGAGGTAAGTCCCGGAGGCCATGCGTAGCGCCGTCTCCACCTGAATGTATTCCGCGTAAATCTGATCCGCCGGGGCGCTCACGGTGCCGATGTCGTAAGTGCTGGCCGTTCCGAAAGTCAGCGATTGGGCGATACTGTTCACACCGACGAGGTTGCGCGAAGAGTCGATGACCGCCGTGCCGGACACCTGATAGCTCCCGCCGATGTTCACATTCACGCCCACCGTCAGGTAGCCGTCCATGGAGATATCCTTGATCCGGTTACCGCTGTAGTCGCCGAGGCTGTAGGTGTTGTCGGCGCACGGAACAAGATCGCCCGTGCTATCGAAGTACCACCGGCAGACGGCCGTTGAGGAGGCGGAAGGTGTCGTCTCGAAGATCAAGCGCGTCGGGCGTGAGCTATCGGTGAACGTGCCCAGGGCCCGCGCGAGGATGCGAGCGCCGGGGTTGCCGAACGTCGTCGCCCCGTAGCCGCTGAACGTGATGTTGCCCATCTGGTCGTTCGACTGCACCGCCGCCGGAGAACCAACGCTGCCGCGCGCAGAACGGAACTGATTGTTCGGCCCGACACCCACCGCAGAGGCGTCGTAGGAGTCGAAGCGAACGGCGGTGTAGTCGCCGGAGATATGGAGCCGGGAGGAGGCCGGTACGATGCCGATTCCGACGCTGCCCGTTGAGTTGTAGTAGATATCCGAGCCGCTCGTTGTCCACTGCGAAGAGCCGCCCGAGCAGGTATCCCACTCGCCCTCACCATCCGTCGACGTGGCAATCCAGCATTGGCCGATGACAGCGGGCGTGGTGGTGTTGATCTTGAGGCTAAAGACCTCCACGTCCGACGCCGCCACCGTGCCCAGGTTGCTATGTCCGAGCGTCGAGAACGTCGCCGCCAGCACGTCCCCGGCCACGACATCGCCGACGATGTCCAAGTTCCCGCGCACCGTCGCGTCCTGGTTCCTGATCTCCAGCGCGTTCTGCCAAGTGCCGGCGCCGGTCGCAGTGCGGATCACAAAGAAGTCGTTCGTATAGCCCGAGCCGTCGTAGCCGCCGCAGAGCTGCGTTGCTGACTTTTGTGCGGGGGTGGCCATGTCGGTGCTGGCCAGTGTCAGGCAGCCAGGCGCATAGGAGCCCGCCGTGGCCTCGTTGTAGATCGTGAGCAACTCGCCGTAGCCGCCGTCGCTGTACGCAATCTTCTGAGGCGTGATGAACGTCTGGCCGGACACCTGGAGGCCCGCTACGGTGATGTCCTGATTCGGCCACGTCGCCACCCGGGTTTGGGCGGTTGAGAAGCCGTCGACCTCGAAGCGGAGCTGCTTCGTCGCGTCGCTGGAGCCCTTCACTACCGCGGACGTGTCCACCACCGGGAGACAGCCCGTGCAGGTGCCGAGGATGTCGATGTTGTGGATGAAAACATCGCGCCAACGGTAAGTACCCGTACCCAGATCGGTCGCGTAGTCGGTCTCAGGCCGGAACACCGCGCCGTTCGCCGAGAGGCGCACCCGGCTGGCATTGTCGGTGATGAACACCAGATCCGTATTCGTGATCTTCCCGAACGACCCGCCCACGGCCACAGTGCCGCCCAGCGGGTTCAGTTCCAGCGGGTAATGCGTCGAGAGGTCCCCCGCGTTCCCGGTTTGCAGCCAGGCCGAGTACGGCGAGCCGTCGCGCAGCCCTGCGTCCAGCACGCCGGTCCCGTTGCCCGTCATGCGAAAGATGCCCGTCTGCGTCGTACCGGAGCCGGTTGGATCGTCGGACGTGCCGTACACGTCGAGCGCAGCCAACGGGAGGGCGATGTTCACGCCGACGAAGCCGCTGGGCCAGTAGATGCCGTTGCCTACGCCGGTTGCGGCCCATACTTGGTGTTCGCGGATGGTGACGGTACTCGAAGCGCTGGTGATTTCAGAGGTTCCGTACTGCGAGCAGCGATTCACGTCCGTACCCGAATTCGACACGCCCGAGCCGAAGTCGATGCACTTTTTGAAACCGACGATGTTGTTCAGGCCGACGTGGATTTCGCTGCCGCCAGTCACCGAAATTCCCACCGTCCCAGTGAGCGTCGGATCGCCGTAGATTTGGTTGATCTTCGCTTGGGCGATACGCATTCCACTGCCCTCAAGCGAGATCCCCTTCATGTTCGTTTTTACGTAGTTGATGATGAAGTTGTTTTCGAGCTGCGTCCCGGCAAAGTCGCCATCGCCAACATAGCGGATGCCGTAGTCGGTGAGCACGCCGGAGTCCAGCAGGTTCGAGAGAACTTGCACCTGCCCGGACGTGCCCACCAGGAAAGACCGGGCGCTCAACGTGCCGAGATTCTGCCCGTTGCACCGCATTTCGGTATCAGAAGTCACGGCGTCGATCACGCAGTAGGCCGTGCCGATTTTCAGCATCTTACCGACCCAAGTGGATCGGAACTTATTGTTCGGGATCGCGCCGGATCGGTCGTACCAAGTGATGACCGTATCGGCGCCGTCGTCCGCGGCAGACGCCCACCCGGTTGAGGGTTCGAGATGCACCTGAGTAATGAAGCCGTTGAAGCCATTGGCCTTGAATTGCAGGGCGCCGGGGCCGTTCCAGTGCAGGCCGTAGAGGCAGGTCCCGGAGCACGACATGTTGTTCCCGAAAACGAGGCCCGTCCCGGCGTCCATTTCGTCGATGTTTTCGAGCCACATGGCGGCCGTCGCGGCGTTATTCAAGCGGTTGTTTAGGATGTCGGTCAGGTACCCGGTGATGGTGTGGATACCGATGTCCACATTGCCGATATTCAGCCGCTCGATGCGCCCGCCAAACGACGAACCAGAGTCGCTGCTCACCAACACCGCCTGGACGCCCGTATGCCCATTCCCGTCGATGCCGCAGCCGTCGATCCGAATCGAGGCGTTCGAGTTGGCGTACACCACGGTGAGGTCGTCGACCATCGCCCGCAGGATGGCGCCGTTGCCGTCGCAGCGCACGGTGACATGCCGCGTACTGCCGGTCTTCACGCTCTCGTAGATGTCGTAGTAGTCCACGCCCGCACGGATGCTTACGTAGGTCGCTTCCGGGCTGCTGAGGATGGCTTCGTTCCAGCCGCTTGTCGCGCTGGTGGCGATGGCGTTGGCGTAGGTGCCGGCGACGTTGAAAACCAGCGTGCCCCCGCCCCCGCGCGTACAGGTGCCGGTACCGTCCTGGTAGGCCAGTTCCCAGTTATCGAGGTCCGAGAAGTCGTAGAACAGGGCGGCGAAGGTGTCGGTGGCATCCGCTGGGCACTTGCCGTCTGCGTAGGTGATGGTCACTAGATCAGCGGAGAGCACGCCGACAATGTGGAACCAGTTGTAGTCAGAGACGAGCTTTTCGCCGCAACTCGCCCAATCCGTTTGCCCGGAGGTCTGGCCGGTGAGGCAGAGGTTATCGGTAGGCGGAGGAACTGAGGGTACCGTCAGTTTCCACGTCGCCGCAACGCTCGCTGGCCCCGATATTTGAACCTCGTTCGTGCCATTGGCGTAGCGCTCCCGAAGTCCGATAATTCCGGGCGCGCTGTCGCCCTGCGGCGGAATCACCGTGAGCCGCGAGGTGGACTGCGCGAAGGCGCAGAGCGTGAATAGAAGTGCCGTTACTGGCTTCATGAAATACCCCGGAGTGAGGAGTCGAGTTCCCAGTAGGTCCCGTCAAAAGTGAAGGAATAGGTTGAAGAACGGCCCGGCGTCAGGTCCGCATCTTGGTCTGTCAGGCCGGTGAATGCCGATCCCCAGGTGACCGTGCGCCCGCCCGTGCCGTCTTGCGTGATGCGAATTCGAAACTTGTGGCCGGCTTCAATGCTTCGACCTGTGTAAATCGGGTTGGCAATCGACACATTGCCGGTGAGAGTGCTTCGCTGGCTGGTCCCGTTTGTCAGGTCCGGCGTGATCGTGGCGCTGTACGTGATCGTGTAGTAGCCATCGTTTGTGATCGAGGGCGGCGTCGGCGTTGACGGCGTAGTCGCAATTGAAGTTGGCGCGTCCACCCCGATCCGGGCGATTTCAGTCAGGCGCTCGAAGAAGCGAGTTTTCGCAGGCGCGGCAAAGGGAAGATCAGTACACTGGACGTGAAATTCGATGAAGTCTACACGCGCCGCCCGCCATATCATCGAAACGCTCTCGATCAGAAACTCCTCATTGATCCCATGGCGCGTAAGATTGATCGTGATTCGCTGGCCTGGCTCCAACCCTTCGGTGTAGGTCTTGAACGCCGGCTTCTTGGGTATCCGCCCCTGCTGGGCCAAAGCCCCCTCGGCCATCGCCACTAAGGCTTGGTAGGTCGATATGTTTTTCTGTTCGTCGACAGCCTCGTATCGGCCACTGCCGCCCTCGATTACGGCACGGGCTGCGATTTCCGTGAGGTCTTCCGCGGTTGCGATGTTTGATGACTGGGCGCGGTAGGTAACTTCCAGAGTTTCCGATCCGGAGAGCGTCGCGTGATCCTCATTGAAGATGCCGTTTCCGTTGCGAATCCAGTAGAAGTCTTTACCGCTCTCATCCACTCCGAGTTCGCCGACCGTAACCGGCGAACCGTTCACGGTGAGTGTTGGGGTGTCGGTAACGGGGTATCTCGTGATGAATCCGGTCAAAGCACCGTTGCCGGTAAAGGATTCAACGTAAGTCGGCGCTACGGGATACTCGGTTCGTGCGTGCTGGACATTACGGTACCCGCCTAACTCTTCACCGATTTCGAGGTCCAGGAAGTTATTGCTGGAGTCGGTGAGGCTAAAAGGGGCCGGGCTAGAAGAGAACTGCGAGAAGTGAATCTCCGGCTCGAAATCGATGTACCAGAGAAACGGGTAGCCGTACTTGGCTGAGATCTGCGCAAGCCGGTTGTACGCTTCCGTAACCGTGTTCAGGTTGAACGGAACAACCTCGGCGATCGTTGGGCCGGTCTCGATTCCCGCGGTGCTGATCCCCTCGCCGGACAGCGCGATGGATGCGATGTCGGCCGCGATGGCGCCAAGCGTTTCGTTCTCGTAAGTCTTGGTTATGCGGCGGTGGTCGCAGACGTGATTGTAGTCGAGCGCCCGGCAGCGGAACTCTTTCTTGAACGACGGCGGAACGCAAACCTCCCTGATGGATGAAATGCGCCCGGCAAAACGCTTGGATGCCCCTTGCGTCACCGAGACTGAGTTGCCGAGAACCGGCTTGTATCCGCGCCCGGCGTCCCTCAGCAGAAAATCGAACGTTGCACGCCCGGCCATCGGCCAGTTGATCCGACCGGTGTCTTTCGCAAGCCAGTTCGTCCGGTCAACGCCGGCGATTGTCAAAACCGGTTCAGCCATCGCTAAATCAATAGCCCTGCTTCCGCCAGCCGGCGGTCGATCTGCCCGAGGATGTAGTCAACGTCGGAACGGTCTGCGAAAGTATTCCCGGTAACGCTGATACTCACCCGCGGCGCCGCTGCAACCTGCGCAGCCATCTCTTCCACCGCCGGGCCGATCCGCTGGAGCCAGGCCAGCTGCTCGGACGCGAACCCGGCAATACTGTCGAGCGTGGCCGTCATGTAGCCGCTGCGTTCGGTCATCGTTTGCAAGCACCAGAGCATGTTCTGCGACTGCTCGCCGGTCCAGATCTTCACGTACCGCGTGGACTCCTCAATTGCGTTGAGGGTGTTCTCCTGTCGGGCATTCTGGAAATTGCCGATGATGCCGGAGACCATGGAGCCGATAGAGCCGATAGCGGAGACCCAGCCGAGCGCTCCGGATGCTGCTGTGGCGGCCGTTGAAGCGCCGGTAGCCGCTCCGGCTGCCTGCCCAGCAGCGCTTGTTGCTCCGGCCGCGGCGTCGGCTCCAGCACCGAATATCTTCGCCATTCCAGCGCCGATATCCTTCAGGCTGTCGATGACTCCGCCGAGCCCCTTGCCGGACAGCAGGTCGGAGATCACCCCGCCAATGAAGTCGCCGATGGCCTTCGTGGCTGGCTCGATGAACTTCGCGATGACCGCCTCGCCCATCGACTTCGCCATGCTTTTGAACTTCTCGCCGACTGACAAATCACCGTCGAAGAAGCTCTTCGCGATGTCCTGCGCCGTGTTGCTGAAGATGGTCGAAACGTCCTTGCCGAGATCTTTCCAGGTTTTCGACATCTGCCCGGTCTTCTCGCCCAGCTTGTCTTCGAGATCTGCCAGCAGCTTCTTCTGCTCGGCGGAGATTTCAATTCCAGCCGCTTTCGCGTACTCAACCTGCGCCTTCAAAGCCTTGTAGATGGCCGTGTTCCGCTCAAAGTCCGTTGCAATACCTGAGCCAAGAACCACGTCCCTCGCCTTGGCGGCCTCGTCGGCCACCGTCTTCATGCTCGACGTGCTGGTGATCCCCAAGTGCTTCATGGCCGCGCCGAATGCGTCGGCTTTCTCGACGCCCATTCCCATCGCGGACGTGATGTCGGGAATATCCTTCAGCGCCAGCTTGTTGGCGGAAGAGGACAGCCGCCCAGCCTCTTCAATAAGCCGCTCCAGGGCTTCGCCGTAAATCTCCCCCTGCCGTGCGCCCATCTGCTGCGCGAGGGTGTTCTCCGCGACAGCCTTCTTCGCTTCGCGGAGGTTAGACTCGTAGCGGCGGATGATCTCTGCCGGAATGCCGTCCTGGAACTGCTTAATTAGAGTCGTTGCCCGCTTGTGCTCCTCGGCGGTTTGCTTGGTCGTTTTACCGAGTTCTTTCTGCGCCTGCTCGTAGACCTTCGCGCGCTTTTCGGCTTCGATGATCTGCTTTTTGGCTTCTTCGACTTGGGCGCGGAAAGCATCCTGAGCGTTGCCCAGCAGGCCCGATTCTTTTCCGGCGGCGGCGAGTTTCTTTCGGTATTCCTCCAGCGATAGTCCGCCACGGTCAACAGTGATTCCCTTTGCCCGGAGCGATGCCTCCAGCTTGTTGGTCGCAAACTCTAGATCCTTCGTCGCATGGTCCTGCGCGGCCGTCGCTCCGGTGAGCTTGTTCATTGCCCACTCTGCGCCGGGAATACTCAGGATCAGATCGGCGGCGGAATCCCCCAGCGCCTTGACGCCTGGAATTTGCTCGTAGGCCCATGAGCCGAGTTGCCAGCCGGCGAATGCGGCAGCGGCGGCCAGCGCGGCCACACCGAGAGCCGATAGAGACGCGATGAGGTACGGAACGGAAGCGGATGCCATCGTTCCCATTGCCGTGATGGCCGATCCGATACCCGCCGTCACGAACGAATAGAACGCACTGATCGCCGCCGGAATGGTCGTGACAGCCAAAGTGGTAAGCGAGGAAACCGCAGCAGGAACGGATGTCGTCGCGAAGGTCACCATGGCGCCAACGGCCGCCGGAATCGCGACAGTTGCGAACGTGGTAAGCGCCGCGATTGCCGCAGGGATCGCGGTAGTTGCGAAGGTTGTTACCGAAACGACCGCCTGCCGGAGCATGATTTCCGCCAGCAGCCCGACCTGCAAGATGAGAGCCGGTAGCGTCGTCGTCGCAAAAGCCGCCACGGCGGAAGCCGCCGCCGGGATCGTAGAAACCGCGAACGTCCGCACGGCGGCAATCACTGCCGGAAAGACGATGGCGCCGAAATGCGTCAGAACACCAGCAGCCGAAGTGATCGCGGTCCCGACTGACCCAATGGCGCTAACCGTCAGGCCCAGGCCGATCAGCAACGGACCAGCGGCCGCAGCGACGGCAGCGAATCCGAGCGCGATATCCTGCGTCGTCGGCGACAGCTTACTGAACCATTCGACCGCCGGAATGACCGCATTCGTCACTACCTGGGTGAGCAACGCGAGCACTCGGTTCGCAGCGGGAATCAGGGTCGTTCCCAGTGCAATGCCGGCAGTCTCAACCGCGCCCTTGAACTGGTCCATCTGGAAGTTCAAGCCAGAGTTGAGGGTCTTTGCGAGGGTCTCCGCCGCGCCGTGGGAGGCGAGGAGTTTCTTTTCGTATGCATCCAGAGCGGGCGCCCCGGCAGAAATCAGCACTTGGGCCGCGTTCCCGGCCTCACGCCCGAACACCTGGAAGATCATGTTATGGCGCTCGGTCTCGGATGCGACGCCGCCGAGCTTGACCTTGAACTGGTCCATGATCGCCGAGATGGGCAGCATCTTCCCGCCCGCATCGGAGACGCTGATGCCGAGCTGGGCCATGATCTTCGATGCTTCGGTAGACGGCGAGACCAAGGACGCGATGACGCCCCGCAGGCCGGTACCAGCCTTCTCTCCCCGGATACCCGCCTGGTCGAGGGCGATAATAGTTGCAACGGTTTCTTCGAGGGACTGATTGGCGCCGCGGGCCACGGGTCCGACGTAGGTAAGCGTCGTGCCGAGGTCTCCCATCGTGGCCTTGGTGTCTTTGAGCGCCTGCGACATCACGTCGGCGATGCGCCCGGTTTCTTCGGCCTTGAGGCCGAACTCGCCGAGGATATCGGAGACGAGATTTGCCGCTTCGCCAACGGCGATTTGTCCGGCTGCTGCGAGTTGCAGCGTGCCGGGCATGGCCGCATAAATCTGCTCGGCATTCAGGCCAGCGGATGCAAATGCAGCCATGCCATCCGCAGCCTGCTGGGCGGAGAACTGAGTATCAGTGCCGAGCTTGATGGCCTGCTTCCGCAGTTTCTCCAGCGAGGAATCGGAGATGTCGCCGAACGCCTTGATTTTCGCCTGAGCGACTTCGAAGTTCCCGGCCACAGACAGGGCGCTGGCCGCCAGTCCCGCCATGGGCGCAGTGACGGAAGCAGTGAGCGTTGTACCGACATCCGTCAGGCGCGAGCCGATACGGTCAAAACCGGAAAAGGCACGGGACGCCTGCCGGTCAATAGCCGTTAGGCGTTGCGAGACGGTACCCATCGACTTTTCGAAGTTGTCGATGTTCGCGCCCACGCGGACAATGAGATCGCCGAGATTTGCCATTAGGATTGTCGGTTGATGATCGAAGCGGCCCGCTCAAATTCGAGGAGGCTTTCAAGCGCGGGACGGACGCCGGCTGCGCGGCGCTCCGTGCCTTCGTTGAAAAACTCCAGTGCTTTTACTGGTGTGGCGCCCTTCTTTCGCGGGGCGCAGTTGTAGACCGCGGCGGCGACTATTCCGGCGCGGTAGTTGGCGATTCGCTCGGCGTCGGAGTATCGCTTGGCGAGGGAGTGGAATTCGGCGGGATGGAGGTCCCAGAGTTCTGCATCGGAGAGCCGGAGGCACTGGCGGCCGAAGCTCCAGATTTCGAGCCAATCTGGCTCTTCGCCTGTTCCTTCGCCAACATTGCCTCGATCTCGTTTTTTGTTGCACCACCTTGGGAGAACGCCTCAATGAGCGCGACCAGTGCCGTGTGGCCGGATTCATCTCCAGGCGGGTAGGTCTCCTCGAACTCCTCCACGGCCATACCGCCGGGAGGAGCCCCTTTTGCGTCGAAGGCGCAGTAGTAGATCAGCCGCGGCACGGCCCCAAGGTCGTACTGATTGAGGATCTCCTGTATCTTGGAGGTCCCAAAGAATGCGGCAATCCGGCGCTGCGCCCCGAGGGTCCAGCGGAGAAGGAGATCCTCCCCGCTGGGAGCGGTATACGGAATCGGCTGAATGACGCCCATGGTTATCCGAGGGTCGAGGCGCCGGCCGCGTAGCGGGCGATGCCAGTGCCGCTGTGCACGATCGTGAACTGAATCGTCTGCTTGTCGTCAATTGGCGTCGCAGGCATGACTTCACCGATGTACCCAAACAACTCATAGGGCTTGAATCGGGTAATCGCGCGATTGGTCGGGATCTCGATGCGCCAGTACACCTCGGTTTGCTCGGCGGCAAGAGCCTGGAGTGTCTCGTAAACCGGCGACGTGACCTCGTCGTGATCGGCAAGGCAAAGGATGGTCATGTCGCCAACCTCCACCATGCCGGGGAAATTGGCCTTGTACTTCGCCGTGCCGTGGACCGTCTTGTCCACCTTGTCGGGGGTTTCGCTCGGAAACCCGACATCCAACACCTGGGGGATCTTCGTCCAGGACACCGGGCTTCCGGTGGAAAATCCAACTTTGATCCCGTTACCGAGTACGCCTCCGGTAGCCATAATGGTTCTCCTTCCGCCGAGCGGCGGTGTTTGGGTTGATTCCCCGGCGCGTCCGAAGACGAGCTACGCATGGGGTCTGCGCCGCCGAGTGGCGGGAAGGTCTATCGAGTCAGCCAGGCCGCGATGCGGGCGGCGATGGTTGGCGACTTCGGCTCTGCTGGCGCGGGTCCGTCGCCGTCGCGCCATTCGTGGGATTCCGAGCCGGTGCAGAAATACTTTCGGCGATGATCGAAACCGGTCATATCGTCCTGCGTCGTGATATCGACCGCCTTCGATCCGCACCACGGGCATTCACCGCTCACTGAAACACCTCGAAATCGAGGGTAATTTCCTGCGTCTTTCGGTCGGTGTCGTAATCCAGGGTGATCTCGTTTCTCAGGAAGAACTGAACGCCGTTATGGTTTCCGCTTCCGGTTCCGCGGATCGCCGCCTTCGCCAGATCCGCGATCGTGCGGGCTTGGGCGTAGGTTTCCCCTACCGCAGTTATCTGGTAGTTCGGGTAATGATCGATGGCTTCCACTGCGTCGTGCGTGTGGGTTGGCTCGAACGAAATCGGCTTGTGGACGATGTAGGGCTTTTGTAGGCCCTGCCAGTCGCCGGGCGGCTTAATGCGCGCGGCAATGCCAGCGGAAGCGGAGAGCAGGGGAGCGCTGCCGGACAGAACCGAGAAAACCACTTCTTCAACGCTCACTCGAAAAACTCCCGGCGCGGATTCTTTCCGGCCTTCGTAGCTTGATCCGCCAGCGCCACGATCTTCCGAAACTCCGCGGTGAGGTAATACAGCACAGCGGACCGCTGCTGCGAGACTGCCGGCCGAAAAAACGGAGATGGCGAAATCTGTCCCCGGCTCGCACCGCCGGAAGACCGCGCCGCGGTTCCGTACTCGAACCAATACGGGTTAGGGAATCGGTTCCCGCTCATCTTTCCGCCCATCTTTTTCTGTGCGGCGTGCTGCGAAACGGCGCTCACGGCATTCTGCAGATTCTCTGGCCCCTCGTTAGTCACAACGGAAGCGGTCAATACATCCTTCAGCTTTTGCGACACGCCGAGGCTACGGATATTCTCGCGGGCCTGATTGCTCACCAGCAGCGCGGCATCCCGGTAGACTTTCTTGATGTGCTTGCCAGTCGCCCGGTCGACCAGTGTTCCAATGCGGTCCACGATCTCCGCCACGCCTTCCACGCGCAGGAGTTGCCGATTCGAGATGCTGGGCATTACTTGCGGTCCTTCGCGATGATCGTCCAAAAGTCGTCTCTGGTTCCCTGGCCGCGGATATCGAGCATGTCCAGTTGGCGGGAGCGCCATGTGATGAAATCTGTTTCCAGGAGTTCGAGCCCGGGCTGTCGGCGGATGGTGATTTTGTATCGCGCCTCCGCCCACCTCTGGGCGTTGGCTTGAAGCTCGCGACCGTCGAGAGATTTCACCTGCGCCCACACGGCCCTCAGGCTGATCGGGCTGCCGAGAATATCGGCGCCCATAGAATCCTGGCCGGTCACTACCGGGCGAAGGAACTCAATACGCTGGTCGAGATCGCCGGTTTGCATTATGTGAAACTGTAAGCGTGACAACCGAGGAATTGATTGTCGAACTGCAAAAGCATCCTGGCGCCGAAGTGTTCATCGAGATCGAATCAGGATTCGCCGCCGTCCGAAAAGCCTATTTAGATCGACCCAGTGGGGGCCAGGTTCTATTGAGCGACTTCATCGAATCCGAAGCCGAAGATCAGAACTTGGTGGATTGCCCGAAATGTGGAGCCGCAGTAGCGGCTATCGCTGAAACCGCTTGCAAATGCGGTCAGTTAGTCACTTCGGAATACATCCGATTTCATACCTCACAGATCCCGTAACTCCAAAGGTCCGGCCCACTTCAGCCGCGCCGCCGCTGGAATCTCCGGCACGTCCCCCTGAATGCAGTGCCGGTAGCAGTCTTCCCCGTGGTTATCGGGGTCGATGCGGTTGTACCACTCGTGTTTCGCGATTCGCCGCTCACGGTCCATGTAGCCCCAGTGCAGCAATCTCGCTTCGCAGGGCCGGGCGTGGTGGATCATCTCCTGCGGGGTCGAGGAGCAATGAAAGTTCGCGCCGTCTTTGCCGAAAGGCGTGGTCTTGTAGGTGAACGCCGGATTCATCAGGCGAAACAGCGAAGGGCGCCGGAAGTTCCCATACACTCCGTCAACCCGCCATTGATTCGGCGAGTCCCAGAGGTACAGAATCCGCAGCGAATAGGCATGGATAGCCGGGTTCTCAGCGGCCGCGGAGATGATGGATAGATCATCCGCGACAAGCTCTTCGTCGCCGTCAATCGCGAGCATCCAGAACGGGGAATCGTGGCGGCCGTGCCATTGCGAATCGACGAATTCATAAGCCCGGTCGAGAAGGAACTGCTTATCGCGGGACTCATTCAGACCGGTGAATGGCGACCGGATGACCGTAGCGCCGGCAGCTTCGCAAATCTCCGGTGTGCCGTCTGTGGAGTGATCGTCGAGGATCAGGACGCGCGAGCAGATCGGCTGGATGGCGCGCACAACGCGCTCGATCCAGCAGGACTCGTTCTTGATGCGCAATGCGCCGATGATGGTTTGCTGCATGTGTAGAATTGGAATTAGGTGCCTAGCGTCGAGCTCGCTGGTGAGGGCTGCCTAATTTGGCAGATGGGGTGGTTCGAGTCCACCGCGCAAGGCGACCAAGAGTGAGGCGGTCCCAACGGAACTGGTTACGCAGGGTTCGAATCCAGCAGCCGCCTTACTCGCTAAATAATGCGACTGCGATAGAAACCCTTTAGTCTCGGAACGCGGATGAGATCGTATTCGGCGCCGTTCAGGGTGACGACTTCGGGGTTATCGTTCAGCCCAGCAAGAGCCGGCTGCTGTTTCCAGAACTCCTCCATGTAAAGGGCGTTCCAGTCTTCCCACCGAATGACGTTGGTGCTGTGATAGTTCAGGTGCGGCCCGCCGAAATACTTGCACCACTTATCAACCCAGTTCCGCACGCCGCGGCTAATGCGCTCCAGGTTGGCCGGGTTGCTGGTCGCGGCGGCGTCATGGAGTACGCGGACATCGGGAACGAACGCACATTTGTAGCCCGCCAGCCTAACACGAAAGGCCACGTCGGCCTCTTCCTGGTGGCCTAGAGTAGTGTCGAATACCTCTCCCTTTTCCGTCTTCCGGTCGCCGCGAAGGTCGGCCATGCAGAGCCGGGACATGACCCAGCAGAATCCCGGCGTCCACATGCATTCCGAATAGGCCCCGCGGTTGATCGGATACGCGCCGTGCCCGGGGAAAATCAGACCGATCTCGTGAAACCGGTCGAGATATCCGCACAACGTCTCGTCCCATCCAGGTGTCTGAACGTAGGCGTCATGGTCGAAGTAGGCGATGTATTCGGTCTCCGCCCACGCCAGGATCTCGTTTACCGCTCCGGCGTAGCCGACGTTTTCGGCCATGAACCGCGGGATAATCCGCGAATCCTCAACGGCCAGGCGCTCGATCAGTGGGTGAGTCGGCGAGCCGGCGGGCGAATTGTCGACGATCAGCAACCGCCAATCAGAGGAACTGGTCTGCTGGACCGCGGCGACGGCGCGGGCCAGTTTCCCGGCGTCCATCCAAGCACAGATGCCGATGTCTAGGCGGCGCATGCGGGGGGATAGCTCCAGTCCTGAACGGTATGCTCGTCGCTGTTGTCGCGCCACGGCGGCGTAGGCATGTTGAGAATTATCGCCTCGCTGTTTCCGAGGTTGTAGAGGCAGCACGGCACCCCTGCCGGAACGTGGACCGTCTTATAGGACGGTCCAGAGCAGTCATGCTCGATATAATCGCCATTGATACGGAGGACAATGCGGACGCTGCCGCGAATCACAGTGAAGGCGCCGGCGCGGACGCGGTGAAGGTGGGGACCCTTTGATTTACCGGGGGCAATGGTTGTCATGTAGACCTGATCGACCTTCCGGCCGCTATCGACATGCCAGATCGGGACTACGGCGCCACTTGGTTCGCCCGCGGCGTCGGTCGTCGGAATGGTTTTCAGGTGCGTGATCATGCGGGCTTTCGGTACCAATTCGAGCCTTCCTGCTGGAACCCTATTTCTTCGATAAGCAGGTGATCCCAGAGCGCCCGGCCAGCCGTGTGCGGCGCGGCATGGGCGTACTTGTCGTTGATCGCCAGATGGCAGGGAATCGCGCCGTTCGGGCCGCTGCCGCAATCGAAAGCGTTCTGGGCGCAGAAGAGACCGCCGGGGCGAAGAGCGCGGTATATCTCACGGCACCAGGCTGGAACGTCAGTGACATGCTCAAGGAAGTCGAGGGAGATGATGGCTTCGTAAAGGTTCGGTGTTAGCTTTGGCTCGAACGAATGCGACGCCGACGCGATAAACTCTCCAGTCGCGGCCATGATTCGCGCCTTCGCGAAATCATGCGTCTTGCTGCCCGTTAGGTCGTGGTAGACGACCGTAGGCACTGAACCCGGTCCGGTCGCGTACCCTAATCGAGCGAAAGCCAGTGTCAGATCACCAATCCCGTCACCCAAACAAAGGACCCGGCTACATCCGTCCGCTTTCACTCGCTCCACAATCCCCCCGCACATCCCGTCATAGTTGAAGCCGGGATCGGCATGGTAGGCAGACAACTCCCAGATATACTCTTCCGTCGTCCGATACCAATTCAGTAACTCATCGTCCGTTTGCGGATTCACGCGCCGGAAGTCGTCATTGACGCGCTGATGCTGGAACGCGAACCCTTTGGAGAGGCGGTCGATGGCTGCCGCTTCAGGGATGCCGAGGAAGGCGGCGATTTCGCGGGCGCGGTCGGTGATGTCTGAATTGGCGGTCATTTAGTTCTTGCTGATCTCAAACACGGTGGCAAGGTATTGATCTATCCCGAACGGGATCGCCCAGTAGAATGCGATGGCGCGCCGACTGGTGGCCGTCGCCGACAGGAACCAGAGGGTCTCTTTCACGCCGCCACCTTCCGCATCTCCCACCGCCGCAGGCAGTCCCTCAATCCATCTTCGTAGCTCATGCCGTGATAACTGTCCATGTAGGTCGTGTCGCGTGGGCGCGGGGCGAGGCCGGGAAAGTCATCATGGTTTACCGGCTCGACTCGAAGCCTCAAATCGCGCGCGATCTCGTATCGAGAAGTCCGGATAGGAATGCCTGCATGAACAACCCGCCCCATCAGCCGGCCGAGTGCCGCACTCCAGATCAGCGAAGCCACGTCCGGCGCGAAGGACACGGAGAACCAGCGGTCGGAAACCTGCTTCGGCTGCCCGGAAAGCATCTGCTCAATCGGGTTCGACCGGCCAATCTCGGAGTTGGGGCGGACGCCGAGGACAAATGTAGGCCGGACGACAACGGAATTTTCGGTCAATTCGAGCGCAGCCTTCTCCGCCGCTAACTTCTGCCGCCCGTACTCATTCGCCGGTGCGGTCGGCGAGTTCGGCCCATACGGGGCAGAGTCGCCAGAGAAGACCGCTTGCGTGCTCACCTGGATCAGCCGATAGCGCAGACGGCGCGACATGCGGGCGAGGTATTCCGGAACTTCGACGTTCACGCGGCTGGCCGCTTTGGGATCAGCCTCAACCTTGTCAGTATTCGACTCGCCGGCCAAATTCACGACGACATCGGGCGCTTTCCGCATCAGGGCCATGCCGAGCGTATCATCGGTCGCGAGATCGAGCGTCTCAGCCCCGGCGGACGACGACCGCGAATAGAAGACGGCGGACACGCCGAAGGGAACGCACAGCCGCATATGCTGGCCGATGATACCGGAGGCTCCTAGGATCAGGACTTTCATGCCACGCGCCCCCAGTTGTCGTGACCCCACTTCGCAATGAACCGCTGAAGGTTGGGCCGGTAATCGGCGGGCGTCTTCGGATCGCCGCGGAACGATGATTTCAGGCTCCCGTGATCGACGAAACAGCCATCATGGACGCCGATCTTTAGGCCCGCTTTGCGGGCCTCGAAGCTGTAGTCGTCATCGTCCATGCCGTACCCTACATACCGCTCATCGAGCAGGCCGACGCGGTCGAGCGTGGTTCGCGGGATGTAAACGCACAGGAAGCAGACCATGCGCGGTTCGTCGCGGAGCCCGATGCCCTGAGGAAACTGGTTTGGATTGCCTGCGATATTCGTGGTGGCGCCGATGAGACCGTATTCCGGATGATCCGCGCAAGCCTGCGCCATCGCCATGAAGCCTCCGGGGGATTGCAGAAGCGCGTCATCGTTGAGCAGCACGACACCGCCCAAGTCAGGAGTCAATTCAAGGGCGTGGCGGATGCCGATGTTGATGTTGCGGGCGTAGACGAACGGCTTTTCACCGCGGACAAACTGAACTGGCGGTTGGCACTCCGGCCACGGAAGCGACGACAGATCGAGTCCGTCATCGACAGCCACCATTTCCGCGCCGGGTTCATTCCGCCGAACGGCGTCAATGCAGGGCAAGAGGTTCGCCGTCGTCTTGCTGGGGATGATGACGGCGAGCTTCACTTCACCGCCTCCAGGACCGCGGTAATCTTCCAGACCTCGCCTCCGAACTTCGTGTGATACTGCCGCTCCGTCACGCTCAGTACCTTGAAGTCAGCCTTCACTCCGTAGTAGTCGGAGTGCCGGAATCGTTCGCGCGCGAAGTTGCCTTTCTCGTAATACTCGAAGCAGCTTGTCGTCCAGTAAGAGACGTGCGTCGGGTCACAGAATCCGCCGTCGCCCTTCGATGTGCTGGGAACCTCGATCGTCGCCCGGCCGCCTGGCTTCAAAACCCGCCACAGTTCGTTCATGCTATGGCGCTTGCTGGGGAGGTGCTCTAAAACATCGAACGCCAAAACCTCGTCCACAGTGGAATCCGCCCACGGCCAGGCCTGCGTCAAGTCCGCGATCTGATCGGCCGGCGGGCAGACATCGACCGAGATGAACCCCTCGACGCGGCGGTCATTGGCTCCGAGGTTTAGGCGCATATCGTGATCCGGCGCGTGGGGATCTTGCTGGAGCTTGGAATCTTGATTGCCTTTTGTGGGGCGGCCGACACAAGCGATACGCCGAGGACTGGAAGGGCCGCTTCACCTCCGCCTAGGTAGTCATAAACTTGCATTTCCGGACCAACTGCCCACTTCGCGAGCTCGATCGCATTCTCGGCCGACTGCGCGTTCAGGACGACGATCTCCAGCGCGACGCCGTCTTTCCATCGGCCACTCTTGTCGTCAACGCTTACGATGACGGTGACAAGATGGGCGGTATTGAGCTCCATTTGAATCACGCGACTTCCCTCCACTGCTTCAAGTTCTTCATATCCCTGCTGTCCGTATTCCCTGCATGATTCCGCGCGAACATCATCTCGTCGGCGTCAACACTCACAATTTGCCGCGCCGCCCGCGCCGGGAAGATAAAGTGGACATCCTCACCTACTTGACACTCGGTCGGGAACGGGCTGGACTCCCAGTATTCCCGCCGGTAGACCAATGAGGTTCCGAGCGCATAGTCTTCCTGTCCGCTGTACTGCCACCACCGCGCCCCGTCCGTGAAGCGCATCGAGTGGTAGCCGGTTACCGTCGCCCCGCTGTTTACAAGGCGCTCAATCTGATCCGAGAGCCGCCCAGACGCCGACCAGTCATCATCGTCGAAGTGGGCGATGATCGCGCCGGCGGCGCGCGAACAGCAGATGTTCCGCTTGGCTCCAATCGGCAGACGCCCGTTCAACCTGTGGTACGACACCCCGACGAAGTCAGGCTGGGCAGGGAAACTCGGCGCGTCCGCATCGTCAACAATGACCAGCTCTTTCTCCGCCCAGGTTTGGGAGAGGAAGCACTCGACTGCGGCGGCCGCAAACTCAGCGCGCCCACGGGTCGGCATGATGCAGGAAACCAGCATTAGAAGTTGTTCGGCTCCACTCGAATGCTCTCAATGAAAGCCTCAACCCCGAATCGCAATGACAACGTGGTGAGTGCTTCCCTTGTCGGGACCGTTTCCGCAGATCGGTTTCGGTCGAAGGCGTTCACGAGAAGCATAACCGGATGGCGCATTTTCGCCGACAGTAGGGGCTTGGGCGTGGCATTCTCCAGCCCGGCCCGGTATCGAATCCGGATACCATTGACCGGTGCGAGATCCGTTGGCGGCCACGATTTTCCGCTCGCCAGAACCAGGCGCCCTGGAACCGTATCCGAGTCGGCGATGTAATTCGAGGAATCCCAGGGCGTAGATACCCCAGAAGAATCTGTGATCGTGACGGAAACAATCTGAATTAGCGGCGTCGCGCGGGGAAGGTTTATGAAGTTGCACCCCGGCAGTGCATCCAGCGTGATCTCCAGTGTTTTTTCGTGCATAGTAATCCCGGCCTGCCCTTCGACATACTCTCGGGCGGCGGAGATCCAAATCGAGTAAAGCGCGTCCTCTTCCAGGTAATCGGCCTTCGTTTGGAGTTGCGCTTCATTGACCTCTACCGGCTCAAATTGTGGACCGGAGATAACTTTAGGTTCGAGTGTCACGGCGCGGTTTTTTCGTGGCTTCCGGTGTGATGACTTTGGCCTGGTAAGACGGGATGAATGAATCCGGCGACGGTGGTGGCTGGGGCGCCTGGGGCGGAGTTGGTCGATAGCGCACGGCTAGGCCGCGGGCTTCTAGGGATTCGGCTGTTGCATCATCCGCAAGGAATGAACCGCCCGGATGTATATGGCCGTAGTCCCCGCTGATTGGTCGAAGTGCTGTCAGTTTCGTCATGGTTGATAGCGGGCGCACCTAAATGCGCCCGCCCGCTATTGACTAGAAGCTGCCGTAGATAAAAGAACCGGACCGCCGAATGCCGAGGCCAACGCGCTCCTCGCAGCGAATCGTCGCCTCGTTCTCGGTGAAGTTCGTTCCGTGTTCGAACGAGATGTCCATGACGGCCTGCTGGCGATCGAAGAGGATCGCGCCGGCGGCAAATGCGCCGACCAGGAAGGTTCCAATCGTCATCGAATCGGACTCGATAACCGGAAGGTCCCAAATCGTCTTGATGGTTACACCGGTTTTGGGGTCACCGATGATATAGAGTCCCTTGTTGGCGCCGCCCTCTTCAGTCTTGAGCAACTCGATGTCATGCATGTCCTTCGGGTGAAGGACAATGCCGGACGGCGGGTACAGAGCCAAGCGGGACTGGTACTTAGCGTGGCGCAACTTGTCGAGCTTCGTGTCACTTCCGACGTTGAGACCGGTATTGTAGGCCGTGGCGTTCGGAATGATGCCACTGATGTGCGAGCCGAGGCCATCGCCAGCGAGAAGCTCTGTCTCTTCCTTCAGTTTCAAACCGTACATCAGTTCGTTGTCCACTTCCGAGCGAAGCCACGGGATGTCGGCGAGCGCCTGAGTCGTCACCTGGAAGAAGTGGGCAATCGTTCGAACCGGCGTCGAGACGGACTCCCACTTGTAGGTGGATTCGGCCTTGGCCACGCCCTCAACCTGCGGCGAGGCCGCATTCGTGCGCGTCGCCTGGCGCAACCAATCGATGTTCAGCGACTGCACGGTGCGAACAGTGAGAAGGTCGCGAATCGTAAAATTCTGCATCGGCAGGGCGTCAAGAATGGGAATGCGCTGAATCTGCGCAACGCCAGTGGCCTGCGCGGGGGTGTCGCCAATCAAGGCATTCGTCATCGTCGCCTTCAGGAGTGAAGGTCCGAACGGAGCCCCGATGTCGAACCGGTCGGGGCGGGTAACGAACCCACCTTTCGCCCAGTCCTGGAACTGCTTATGCTCGGTCAGCCGTGTCCCGGCGCTTTTGGACTCCAGGAGTTGCCTGGACGGCTCCGGCGCCCCCAGTTTGGCTTCCAGTTCGTCGGCGCGGGTAAAGAGGCGGTCAATCCGCTCCTTCGTTTCCGGGTCCGAGAAACCCTTGCTTTCGATCTGCGAGATGCGCAGTTCCAGTGCGGACTTAAGCTCCGCGTTGTTCTTTTGGATGTCGCTCAGGAAGGCGGTCAGCCGCGAGTCCAGGGCGTTCTGAATATCAGTCGAGTTCATGGCTATACTCCTGCGAGTTTGAATTTGTCGAACACACTCAGCAGCGAGTGGATATCCGGCTCGGCTGATTTTTCGTTTGGCGGCTCAACCGGGTAGGTTTCCGGCAGGAGTGCCTTGAGATTGGAAATTGCCTCCTCGATCTGAGCCTTTGTTGTCAGGCTCATCGGGAAGGTGGAAGCGGCTGGCAACTCCAGGTTCTTTACGCCCCAGAGTTCAAACAAAACCGGCAGATGGGATAGGTAGGAGTTGCGAAATTGGTCAATCGACTCCCTGGCGGCGGCTACGCGCTCTTCCGCCGTGGAATTACCGTCGTATCCGTAAATGATGGAATCAAGGGATCGCCACAGCGAATCGAACATCATGCCACGGAGTGCAATCACCTGAGCGCGCGAAAGCTCGGTAGAGAAGTCGGCCTTCTGCTCGTCGGCCTTTACGCTGGTAATCTGGGCCGACACGAGCATCGGGAAGGTCACAATCGACCCTTCGAACAACTGAATTTCCTTGAGCCGGCGCACCCCTTCTACGACTTTTTCTTTTATGGCTCGATACCCGATAGAAAGACCTTTGATAGCGCCTTCTTTCAGTAAGGCATGTGCTTCCCTTGCGCGGCCAACCTCCAGAATGAGTTTCCCGATGACCTTCAAACCGTGATCGTCTTCGGCGAGTTGAAGTCTTCCGATTGGCTGTGTCTTGTCGTGCTGCCACAGCATGACGACAGACCCGCCTTGCTCGTTGATGGTTTTCGTGAACGCGCCCTTCTCGACCAAATCGTTGCCGAGATCCACCGCGCCGAACACCGACAGGTAGCCTTCGAATGTCCCGTCTTCGGCGAGCGCCTTGACCTCGAATTCAAAGTCTTTCGTCTTCATCTGCATCTCCTATGCGGCCGGCGCCGCTGATATATCCTGCATCTGCATCTGCACGCGATGTGCACTCCCGCCCGCAACCGGATTCTTGTTAAACCAAGCGCGCACTTCGTCGATGCTAAATACACCCTTCTCGATGAGCTTGCAGAATCCATCGATCTGTGCTGCGAAATCCCCTTGCTGCATCGCCTCTACATTGAATTCGGCGTACATTCGCGGACGGCCATCCGAGTGGTACTTCTCCTCTTCGGTCAGCAAGCGGAGATGAATCGCCTCTTCCCATCGAGATCGCCAAGGGCCGAGCGTATGGCCCGTGTATTCAATCCCTTGGTGCTCAATGTTGTTGTTTGTGGAGCGGTCCAGTTCGGCCACTTTGTGAAGCTGCATTCGAAAGAGACGGCAGACTTCAGCAATCTGGTGTTTTCGAGATTCGATCAACTGGAGCTTCTGGTGATCCGGATCAACTCGCGTTGCTGTCATGCCGTCCTGCAGGACGGCTGGCTCATGTGAGCGAGCGGCGCCCCGATGCCACTCAGCCCAGGCTTTTTTGACTCTTTTTACGTTGTCTGGGTCGAGCGATTGCGCGTCTCTTGGCCTAGTGAGAATCAATCCGGCGGATGCGTCGTTGGCAAAGAACCGACCGGCGTACTCATCAGCGGATAGAGTAAGCCCGAAAGTGTGCCTGGCTCGCTCCAGAATGTCATCGCCATGATCGCCATTAAGGGTGAATCCCTTGAGGTGGAAAATCTCACTGGCCCCGTAAGTTTTTTCTGAGGCGCCGTTTTCCTTCACCAGATAAACCAGTTGCCTCGATGCCTTGTCGCGACTCGGCGTCACAGTCTGCTCAATGAGAGGCCACAGCGCGACTGGCCGACCATCAGACGACCTTTGGATGCGGGCAAATCCATCCAAGCCCAGCAACGCACGCGCCGTAAGCGCTTCGCGAAAACTGCCAGCCGACATCTCCGGGTTGGGGGCATCATGCAGGAGTCGGTACAGTCGGCTTCCGTATGCCTTTTCAAGGGTCCCGTCCTTCTTTCTCTCGTAGAGAAAAAGCGGAAGGCGAGCGATATCCTCGGCGATGATCTTCACGCAGGCGTAGACTGCGGCGCTTTCCAGGGAATTATCGAAGGTGACAGATTTTCCGGAGTAGGAACCGCTCCCACTGCCGTAAAGCCTGCCAAGTTTATAGAATCCGTCGCGGACTGGATCGTAGCTTTCCGACTTCCGCTCAACCAGATCAACCGTCTTCACCCCCGTAGCACGCTCCAGGGCCCAAACGGCCATCGAAACCGCACGCGGGTTCTCGGCATAGTCAAGAGCCTTTATCAATCCGGCGGTGAGCATCAGATCGCGATTTCAGTGGCGCCGGCGTAGGCGGAGCGAATTCGGTTTGCGAATAGCGCCCGGCTCAGCGCCATAACGAGAGACAGGACCGGGTCGATCTTGTTTTCCGGGCGCTCCTTCGTCGGGTACACATTGCCTTTCCGGTCGAAGTGGCCGACAACATTACTCAGAGACCAGGCCATCACAGGGTCTCCGTCGTGACGCATCTTCCCCTCCAGTACGATCTGCATCAGGTTTTCAGTAGGAGCGGAGAGCGCAGACGGCGCCTGTGCAACCTCGATCAGCCTCGATTGATCCACTCCCATATCCGTCATAGCCTTGAGCAGTGTCAGCTTGTTGTAGGGATCGAAAGCGATTTCACGAACGTCATACTCGGCCAGGTGGCGGCCCAAATCGCTTACGATGTACGAAATATCGGTAATATTTCCGCTTGTCGCCGTCAGTCGGCCGCTTCTCGCCCAGCCGATGTACTGGCTATTCCGAGAGCTCTCCACGGTCGTCTGCGGTAGGTAGTAGTCACCAAATACCGCCCATCCGTCTTTGCCTAGGTCGAACAGGTGAACAACGGCGGCGATGTCATCTACGAATCCCAGATCGATGCCGCTGTAGCACGGATACTGCCTAAAATCCTCTCGCCGGAGTTTCGAATTCGCGACCCTGTCCCAGGCCCGCATATCGAAGAGCGCTTCGTCCTGGCTGACCCAAACATTCAGGTGTTTGGTCAGGAAGTTATTGAGAGCGCTTGGCATTTGGGTCGCCTTGCGCTGTGTAGCTAGAACGGAATCGACCTCTACCGAAATCCCCCAGTTGGGATTCGCCTTTTCAAGTGCTTCTACTGTCGCCCAGTCGTCGTCATCGTCGATTGTGAAGATGATTCCAAAGTAGGTTTCATCGGCGAAAACTCCATCCAGAATCTTCGTGATGTAGGTTCTTACTTCGTAGCAGATCCCGGCCCGATTAAACCCCGCGGTAGTAATCTCCCACAGGAGCGACTGGAGGCGCTTTCCGGTACCGGTTTCCAGGACATCATGAACACCGCGAGTGCGGTGCGCGTGCAACTCGTCGATGATGGCTAAGTGGATGTTGAACCCGTCAAGGGTTGATTCTTCAGAGCTGACCGCCTCAAAAAAGCTATTGGTTGAAAGCTGGTTTATGTTGTGGGCTAGGACCTCAACCCCGAACTCCTCTCGGAACTCCGGGCTCTTTCGAGCCATCGCCTGCGAGTCGTCGAAAACCTCCCGCGCCTGTTTTTTTGTTGTGGCTGCGCTATAAACCCTGGCGCCACCCTCCCCATCCGCGAACCCCATGTAGAGGCCGATGCCGCTGGAAAGAGTTGACTTTGCGTTCCCGCGCGGGACCTCGACATACGCTTTGCGGAACCGGCGCGTCCCGGTGTCTCGCTTCATCCATCCAAATAGGGTGGTAAGGATAAAGCACTGCCAAGGCTCCAGTGAAATCAGGGTTCCGGACTTCGGCCCCTTGACGTGCGGGAGAAGTTCGATGAACTCGCAAATTCGGTTCGCTGCTGCGCGATCGAATCGATACGGCCCACTTTTCGCCCAGCGCTTCAGGTCGTCGAGTTGCCGCTGGCAGGCCGCCTTTACCCATTTGCAGGCCGGAATTCTTCCGGCGACTACCGACTTTGCGTAGGCTAGCCCGCGGCTGACGTGGTCCTGAGCTTCGCCCATTTTGACTGCGGTTTTTCTGGTTCCGGCATCTTGATCTTCGTTCGATCAGATGGGTTCAGTCCGAGCTTTGCGCCGAGATTCACTAGGACCATGGTTCCAGTTGCAGTCATCGGAGTTCCGTTTGTCACGCCGGTCACATACCGGCCCCATAGGTCGCAATAGACAGCCAGCATTCCGCGGTCGACGGCGGAGAGGGCTTTTCGATATTGAGAGTGGCTGATCAGCCGGTCCCACTCAGCCCGAGCCTCTATCCCAAGCCACTCAGGCGCCGCTGGAACTTCGTTATCGATAGCCAGATCAGTACGGCCGGCGTGGCGCGCTTTCCGGGTAGTGCCTTGGATTTGAAGGACTTTAGTTGGTTTTGGCGGTCTACCTGGCATGAAAATTTTGATTTTGGCCGTGTGTGCAAAAACATCGGCAGACGGTTTCCCAGGATTGTCTCAAAAGAATACAGTACCCCTGCCCTTGGTACTGTTCAGAAATCAGACAGTTGGGCGGATGTGCCTGAGCTTCGCCCGAACCCGCCATCCTCCCGCGCTGTCTTGCGGGCATGGCATCGGTCGCAGCGGGTTGCGATGTTCGAAAGCTCCAGCCTCAGATCTGGCCGCTCCTCGATTGTGATCTGATGGTCGCCTTGGAGGTGTGTCGCGCCAGCCGAGCGCCTGGCCCTCAGCTCCGCAAGCACCACTCCATTCGGCGGCAGGCCGGCGCCCATCCGCTCATACATGTCCACGATCTCAGGCTTCCACCCGCAATCCATACACTGCCACCCGTCTCGCTCGAATGCCCTTATGCGAAGCGCTCTCCAGGCTGGCGTGTAGCCTCTCGCGGTCGATGTACCTCGCTGGCTGTCGGTTTTGCTTCTCTCGACGCGGTGGCAGGCCGAGCACGGGCCAGAAACGGCTATCCCGCACTTGGGGCAGGCGCGGGGCGGGGAGGTGGGCATATCTCGCTAGCTCCGCAGTTGCGGCATCTGCCGTTCAATTGATCCAAGGTCCCGCAGTAGGAGCACTTCTCTCTGCTGGCTTCACTCAACCGGATCGAGCCGTATGGGATGCTCATTATGCCTGGCGACCGCACAGAATTTCGTTCTCAAGCTCTTCGGTCAAGTCGAAGGACACTCCGGTGATTTCCGATAGGAGCTTGAACTTTTTCGACATCGGCACATATCGCCACGCAATCGGCAGAACGGGAGCCGCCTTCACCCCCGGCAGACTCGGCGCCGCCGCAGCCCCAACCAGCCCACCCATGAACGCCCGGCGGTTCAGCATGCGGCTCAGAGTCCGGCTGCCAAGCTGGCGCGGTGGGTATAGGTCTGGGGTAGCTCGCGTACGACAGTTGAAAGCCCGTGAATCCGGGCGCTTATCACCTGTTCGTCCTGCTGCAAGAATGCTGTCGCCACCAGTCCGTCCCGCTTCCGCCGAACCAAGCGCACTGCGCCCGATAAGCGCATGGCCTTCTCAACCCAAGACGCCGGTTTCTTGCCGCGGTACTTGCCATTCTGATCGAGGACGGTCACAACTTCCGTAAATCCATCCGCACCGCGAATCAACTCCACATGCTCTTTAGCGGACTTGCGGATTGCCTTACCGGTTCCGCTCTTCGCCCGCTGGGGGAATGTCGCCAGGATACCAGTTGGCTTGATGACTCTCACGCCACCACCGCCGCACCCTTGCGCCGCGAACGGCCAACGCCGAGGAGTTTCTTCGGGTTCGCAATCGGAATCGCCGCCAACTCGCGGATCGTCAGCGGGGGGCGCTCAGCGCTGGGCCGGCGCAAAATCTCGTCGTAGCTGATCTGCTGGTCGCGCCGTTCGCGAAATGCAAAGCCAGCCATTCGCACCCTGGCATCGGCCGAGAGAATCACCCGGCTATGCGACTCATCGGCCCAACGGGCATGACCGCAGCGGACCCACTTGCGGGCCAACTCGGGCCGGGCATACCGGCTCCCGCCCTCGACTGGATTCAGCACGATCACGGTTTGGTGAGACACTTCGGGTTTACTCCGCCTGTTTGGCTTCTCCGGCATTTCGCCGGGATGACGGCAAGTGTGGTGCTTGCCGGTGAATTGCTCGCTTTCCCCATTGGTAACTCAACTCGTTCAACTGCGCAAGGGATTTTTTTGAGGGGAGGATTTGTGGCACGCATGGTGCGCATGAACGCAGGATTTCCTATGTTCTCCTCTTTTTGTCTATACTATAACCCTTTACTCTCCTCTTCCTATACTCTATACTATATAATATTTCCTACATAGTTTAAGGAAAGAAGAGTGCCATAAGAGCCATGGCGAGATATGGACGAAAAATCAACAACATGCACGGACCGCTAGTACTGCACGCATCTAAAGTACCAGTGATCCATGAGTGCCGGGAGGAAAAATGCTTGGACTGACGGTTTCGTGTAAATGCGGCAATACTACGCCGCTTGAATTATCGGCGCTTTCGGCGCATGAATTGATGGCGATTAGAGAGCTTATTTCCAGCGAGATCGCAAGGAAGAAAGCCGCCGTCGCCGGAAAGGCCGGTCAGCGAAAGAAGACTGATTCGGTTTACCTCGAAGAGCTCTTCAACTGGGCAAAGCATGGCATCGTGAGTGCCGATACAGTACCAGATCGCATCGTAGAAATGCGATTTAAGGGCGCCAACCCCCGCGCTGCCTTAGGGCAATGGCTCAGGTGGCAATCAAAGCGAACCGACGAAAACGATTGGATCGCAATTCGCCTGCACGAACACAATGGAGATTGCTACAACTATCGTATTTTCAATAGATTAGCCGAGGAATAACCAGCACTCACTCGGCTGCTGAGACTTCGTAGCCGCGAAGTCTCAGCCCTAGCACGGGTCGCGCCTTTACCTCACCAAACCACACCGGATTATTCCCGACCTCGAATCCAGCTGACCGGAGTAACTTCGCGAGGTGTTGTGGCGTCGTCGGTCGGGAATACCACTTCTCGAATCTCGCCCGCATCTCTCGGAGCGGGGCGCGGAATCGCTGCGGGTCGTCCGTCGCATCGGGCAGTAAGCACTCCTCCCGAATGAACCCGTCCACCGGGTTCTGATCCGCGATGTACTCGGCCATCTCTCTCGCCCCAACGTCAGTAAACGTCCCGCCAGCGTGATACAGCCGCGCCGCGCCCTCAAGCGCCCAGGACAGGATGCCGGAGGCCTCAAGCCGCAGGTGATCCCAGACGGAGCGGTCCTGCTGATTCTTGGGGATGACGTGATTGAATTGAACCAGCATTAACCGATTAAACGTGCCCTTACTTCTATCGGTTATTTTTGGTAATTCATTCGTCACGATGACGTGTTTTGCAATGGGAATATCCATGATCGGCGGCAGGTACTTCGGGTCGAACTGGATCGGTTCTTCCGTCGCAACCAACGTCTTAAACCCGCCGTCCGCGATCATCGCCTCTGACGGTAACTCCGTGAGCGCATTGACCAATTTACCCATTAGTGGCGCTCGTTTGCGCGGGTCGTCCATGTCCTCGACCGAGACGGCGCACATATTCTCCGCCCCCACCAAGATGCGAAGCAGGAACGGAATCGTTGACTTTCCGCAGTCGGATTCGCCGACGCACATCAGAGCCTTTTTATATCGAGCATGTGGCATTAAGCAGTAGCCAAAAAACTCCTGTAATGCATTTGTTTTCGACTCCGAATCATCGTCCTTGCCAAAGTACGTATCGAGGCACTTCATGAGCGTCGCGCATTGCGCGCCGTGGTCATACGGGATGGGTACGCAAGCCTGGAGATAATCTTCCGGTGCGTGGGGGCGGAGCGACATCGACCGGATGTCAAGCACGCCATTAGCGACAGGGATCTCGTACGGTTGCAGCCGGCGCCACTCCTGATCCTTCCGGTGGGTCAGGTCTGTGATGAACGAAGCCACTTCGCCACGCCGCTTTTGCGTCGTCCAACGGCGGCCATCGTGCTGCATTGCCAGTGCCTTCAAGCGCGCGGTCGATATGAGCTTCCAATGCGTCCGATCGTACTCGTACAGATACCCGTCCACATTGATGATCTGCGTCTCCCGGAGGATCTGCTCGGCGATGACATTCGGCGTGAGCTTCGCGCTGCCGCTGCCGTCATCGTCGGGGGCGTCGAGTGCGGTCAGGGTGAAATCGTCGGGGGGTGGGGGCTCGGCGTTGCGGGGAGGCCGGACCAGCGCCGCATACTCGGGAGACAGCCCGCTCGGGTGACGGCAGGCGCTATTGGCGATGCGGTCGAGGTCCTTGGCCTCCATCGGCGGCTGACACCGCGCATTCGCGGCTTCCAGGGCGGCTCGGATTTCTGCCAGTGTCATCGGTGTTTTCGAGCGGAGCTGGCAGGCGAATTTATAGAGGGTGTTGTCCCGGTTGCCTTGTGGAATCAGGTCCGGCAGGGCGAATTGCTGGCCAGCAGCCGGCGCCGCCATCCGCACCAGCATATCCACCAGCCACACCGGCGCATCGGCGCAAGGCCCTTCCGGCACGTCCCCATCGCAATCGAGCCAAGTGTAGGGATTACCGGACGGGTGAATCGACGGCGCAGCGACGATGTACCCGCCGTTCCCTCGGATGTCGATCCCCGGCGCGATGAGGCTGGCGGAATTGTGGATCGGCTTCGACGGCATCCGGTAGAGCAGGTGCTTACCGCCGCTGCCGGTCGCCGCCTCATGCGTCGCCGGCAGCTCGTTCGCTTCCAGCCATTCGCCGCCGCCGTGGCGTGGGTCCACGTCGATCGCGAAGAACTCGTAACCCGTCGCCAGGCCAATGTTCGCAGTCGGCCACTGCGTCCACCACTTCCGGATCTGGTCCGGATCCAGGGTGGCGTCCGTGCAGCCTTTCGCGCTGATCGGCGTTTTGTCGCGCGGCTTTAGAGGGTGTACCCGCCAGCCTCGGGCGGCGTAGGCCAGGGCGATGGGGAGGAAGGGGGAAGGGGATTTAGCCACTGGATACCTCTGATTCGTGGGCCGCAGCCTCACGTAGTTTTCGCAGCACTTCCGCCCGGTGAAACGCCCGCAGCCAGCGGCGCCGATCTGCGGTAATTGCCCGATTAATCGCGGCGTCGATCAGCATCAGATTGCAGGGGCAGTTGTGCTGCCGGTTGTGGTCGATGTGGTGAACCTGCATACCTTCGGGGATCTGGGGGGGGATTCTGAACAAGCGAAATGATCTCGGAGAGCGCATCGGGTCCGGCGAGGGCGCGCTGAATGGCTTGTTCCAGCAGAAGTCCTTCCAGCACTAGCCGGTGTTCATACTTGCAATGCGTTCGGCCGGTCGAGATGCGGACGTAGCCGTGCTCGTTGACGAACCGGCCGCCGGAGAATCGCGGGTGCTCGAATTCACGACGAAACACTGGCTTGCTCCTCGGGGGCCAGCAGGTGAGACTGCCGCCTGATCCGATCCGCCTCCACTAACTCCGGGTGCTTCCGCACCCACTCTTCGCGCCATCCTCGCTTCGGCCGCTTGCCCTGAAACTGCGAGCAAAACTGCATGAAGGCGTAGCCGCTGGCGTACGACTCCCCGTTCTTTTTCGTCTGGACGTGCTGCTTAAATAGCAGCCACTCATAGTGTTTCCGCATCCGCTCTTCCCGGCTCACCGGGTCCGGCTCGTTCTCAATTCGCTCCAGTAGCCCCGGCTTGTGCTTCACTTCCTTCGCCGCCGGAGCAATACTAAACACATACCCGCAGCCGCAAACCAGCACGTCGAGCGCCGCCACCTGTCCGCATTCCGGGCACACCTTGAAGTCGTCCCGCGCCTTGATCGACTCGGATTTCCGCCGCTTGCGGTCGCCTTCCAACTGCCAGTCCCGGTTTGCCAGGACGTGACCGTGCTCGTGGTAGCAGCCGCCGTGGTCAAGGATGATGCAGTCGGATTTTCCGGGGTGCGTCCGCAGAACCCGGCCCGCCATCTGGAGGTACAAAGACAGCGATAGCGTGGGCCGGGCGATGATGACGCACGAGGCAATCGGGCAGTCCCAGCCCTCCGTTAGCACCGCACAGTTCGACACCACTTGCAGCCGTCCATCCGCCAGCCGCGCAAGGATGTCTTCGCGCTCACGAGGCGGGGTCGTTCCGTCCAAGTGGCAGGCGCGGATCCCGGCGTCGAGAAACGCCTCGCAAATCGCCATCGAGTGCTTGATGTTGACGGCGAAAACGATGGTCTGGCGACCGGCCGCGGTGCGCTTCCACTCGGCCACAGCATCGCCGACGAGTTCGGGCTTGTTCATCTCCGCGCCCAGCTCGTCCAGGTTGTAGTCGCCGGCCGTTTTCGTCACTCCGGCGAGATTCGGCTTTCGCCAGGAATACAGAATCGGCGGTACGAGGTAGCCTTCCTGAATCAGCGCCGCGAGGGACGGACACTGCGCCATGGCATGAAAAAGTTCGCCGCCGAGACCGCGACCATCTGTCCGGCACGGTGTCGCAGTAAGGCCAAGCACGACAGGCTCCCCGCACATGGCGATAACTTCACCGTAGGAGGCACCCCTCGCCCGGTGACAGTTATGCACTAGGACGGAGTCAACGAAGTAGTTATTGTTTCCTGCGACTTCGAGATTGTAGACAAAACCATCTGGACACAGTCCTCCAAATGTTCCGTCACTTGTTTGTTCTTGAACCGCAACACTAACCACCCAATCCCGGCCAATGCCTGTTCCTTTGATCGATCCTTCGCCTTGACGCTTATCGCCGAATGACTCGGGCCGTCCACTTCGATAGCCACTTTTAAATCTCTGTTCCCAATATCCACCTTGAGACACTTCCACTTGGAGTTCGGAATCGTAATCGGGACTTCCATCTCCCAGTCCAGTGCCGCTGCTAGGGCGATCTGCGGTTTCGTCAGTTCGCCGTTCCCTCCGCGAATTGGCGGTGCCCAATTCATCGCCCGCAGCTTCTCGCTCACCTTCTTTCTCACTTCCGGTCGCTTCATAGGGTTTTTGGCCTTCATTCGCTCGGAGGCGTGAATCCTGTTGTATTCCGCGAGTTGAGCAGCACTCTTCTGCCGTTGAGCGAAAACAGCCTTCTGTTTGCATTCGGGGGAGCAGGTCAGCCTTCCGTCCCTCGCCCTCGCGAGCAGCCGTTCCCCCGTCGCCATCACCTTCGCTCCGCACTGGCAGCACGGACCTGAGACAGTCTTTCGTCGCGCCTTGAACGCTACTTCTACGCACGCCCGCGAACAATACGGCTTCATGTTCGGATTCCAGGATTTCGGAACAAAAACCGTCCCGCAAATACAACAGGTCTTCGGTTTTAGTGACGCCATGTGTTAGTAATTCATCCCCTTCTACTAATTGTAAAGCCGGTATCCATCTCCCCCTAACAAAAAATGTATGATTTCCGGTGCACGCGATGCGCTTTCCTGATCTAGTTGCTACTATGCACATAGATGCAGGCCGCGACTTAAAGACATGCTTTACGGTTGAGTTGGCGATAGTGCCTTGGTTTACATCGAAGGAGTAAATAGAGTCACCTTCGGAGTAGTCCTCAATCCGCTTTCCGTCAACCAGTGTTCCCGCCGGGAAGCATTCGTCAATAATTACGAGATTCGGCCTAAACGGCAGATCGCGACGGATGAGTGTCTGCACGCTCGCCACCTGAACGGGCCGATGTGGCTGGTCCCGGTAATGGTTCGCCATGATGACGCCGTGAGGAATCGAGAATTGATCCAGTCGCGCGGAGCACTGTTCGATCAACTCCTTCCGGTGGGCGAGAAACAGCACGCGGGAACCCTTGGCGAGCGCCTGGTGGATGATCGAAGCCGCGATCGTGGTTTTCCCGGCGCCGGTCGGAGCAACGATCAGCACGCGCTTTATTCCGGCGCGAAGGAACGCGCGGACATCGGTTTCCACCTGGATCTGATATGGCCGCAGGCGGATCATAGGAGCCCCCAGCGCTGGAGGTGAGCCTTCAGGCCGTCAAGCGAATCGCACCAGTCGGCGTGGTAGCCGAGATGGCGCATTTTCGCCAGCCATTCGAGTTGATGCTTCTCTGGTTCCTCGCCGGTTTTTTTGAGTTCCATGAACACCACGCATGCCGGCCGCATAAAGGCCCAGTCTGCCTCGCCGTCTTCGCCCATCTGGATAGGCGTCCCGCTGCGGGTGTAGAACGTCCCGACGTGGTTTCGCCGCGGACGCCAGCCCTTCGCCTGCATGAAGCGGACACAGTCGACGGTGACCCGGTTTTCGGATTGGCGAGGGCGCGGGGATTTCACGACCGATACCTCCGCGTGTACGGCGGCGTCTCCGGCCCGTGCTCCCAGATCCCGCCGGGACCGCGGAGACCTGGAAGCCGGCCCATCGCGTCGTGCGTTGGTAGTGGCGGATCAGGCGGGGGCGGAGCCTGCACGCGCTTGGCGGCTTTTTCGGTGCAGGTCTGGCAGCGAGTCGTTTTACTGGCGCCCAGCGCCCCCATGCAATACGGGCAGATCCCTTCGGCGATCAGCCGCTTTCGCCGGGCGGCTTTCGTGTCGCGGCGAGCCTTGCCGGCGCACGGGCGGCAGCGCTTGCTCTTGAGCCAAATGCGGCAACCGCAGCCGTCGCACAGTCCTGGTATATGATTCTCAGTGGTATCCATGTGATGCCTCTCTCGCGCCCGCTGGCTGCCGTGGAAAAGTGACCGGCGGGTGCTTGGTGGAAATGTTGAACGGCGGCTAGACTTGTTCCCCAGTCACCGCTTGGACGGCCAGTAGAGCCGCGACGGTGATGGCGCGGGGGATAAAATCGTCTTCCCATGTTGCCCCGTCTGGGCTGTCAGGGTCGTCGAAGTCTTTATGGAGGAATATGCACTCGCTCGTACCCTTGGTGTGGATTTTGATGTAGACCACCCACCCCAACGCCCGCATCCGCTCCACCACCTCCCCAGCCGCCCGCCAATCGGTTGTGGGGGACCAGCCACACCACTCATCGGCCGATTTGTGGAGAACCCACTCTCGCTTGACGTTCTCAATTAGCTTTGGATACGGGGCGCTAGCGTACCCGTCCTCAAACGGGACAATGCGGAACGTCGGCCATCCCATGACCTTCTCCGCCGCCAGCCGGTCGAGTTCGGGGTTACTCAGTTTCATCGCACACCTCCGCCGCATCCTCAAACGCCCTCGCCGCGTCCTCTGCCTCGGGCCCAAGTAGCTCGCCCACTCTGAGCATCGCAGCCGCCTGCATTTCCGGCGTCGCGGCATTGATCTTCCGAGCGAAGTAGTTGGGGTCCATAGGGCCGATCATCCGCTTGATCGCGTCGATTACTTTCGGGTCGATCTGGTCGTCTTGGCAGGTGTTCATGCCGTTTCTCCGTTCGCTTCATAGTTCCAAGGGACCGGCCTCAACTCAGCCGGAAGATACAGCGGGTGCTCCGGCTGTCCACTCTTTGTTTTCCGCAGGCAGTCAAACCGGAGCGGCTTCAACTGCTCCAGCCGGAACCGTAGCGCCGGTTTGATGATGTTCCCGCCCCATGCTGCGATAGCCCGGCGGTCGGGACTGGCGAGATCAATCCAGGCCGCAAGATTGTCGACGGTGTTCTCCGGTCCAACCGGATCGGCGATATTCAGCAGCCCGCGTGGATCGGTGCTTCGCCACGCGAAAGCATTCAGCATCAGGACGCCGCCGCGATCCATGTCGCGGGCGAATCCTTGCACGCGTCGCAGGGTCGGATCGTCGTTATTTTCGTCCGCAGTTGAAGGATTTAGCCCGCAGACGACAAGCAACGGCTTGCTGTCATCCCACGCGATTCGCAGCCAGTAGCGGTAGGCCCGGCATGGAGAAAAGTGGGCGGTTCGCTTGGTGAAGAGGCTCATCGCTCGCCTCCCGACTGCCCCGGCCCAGCGGGCCTGCAAGGGCACCGCTCAGGAGCTCCGCTGTCCTCTTCTTCCTCCGCTGGCTGCAACCACAACTTCCGCTCCGCCGCCCGGTCGGTATTCGCTGCAAACTCCAGAAAATACAACTCTATGGACGGAAGGCGGAACCTATACATCGGCGTCCCGCGTGCGTGCTCGCCGTCGCCAGATTCAACACGGGCGAAGTCCTTCCGCCTGTAGCCATGCGCGGAGATTAGCTTCCTCATTGCCGCCTTCTCGCCCTTCTTTACCAGTCGGCGGTTCATGTTGGTTCGCCCGCCTGCCCCGGCCCAGCGGGCAGCGGGCGGTAGTGGGTGGGTGGCGGGTAATGAGGCTCAACGCTCCACTTGCCAGCGAGTCGCCAGAAATATCCCACCAATACGTAAGGACAACCAGCATCCATTCCGCATAGCAGCACCGCCGTCCCATCCCTCGGAGCCTCGCTGATCGGTCGCCACTCCTGAGCTTCGAGCGCGGCGGCTCCGGCTAGGAGGGCGGCAGCACGGCCGAGGTATTCAGCCGACACTTCCGGGGCGGTCTCAGCGTAGGAGTTCCCGATACGCCGCTCGTTCTTCGCCATCTCCCGCAACTTCGCCGCGTGGGAATTCATCGCCCACCGCCTTTCGGGAACGACTTACCGTTCGCCGCTTCCCGCTCCGCAATCTTCCGGGCAGTCTCGTCGGCAACCCGCTGTGCCCGGTAACGCTGTCCGGACCGCTTGGCCGATTCCGAGGGCCGGTAGGTCCCGAAGTAGCGCCGCACCTCCGCGAGCCAGACCTTGTAGGGATGGTTTTCGCGCACGCCGAACGGGTAGGCCGCGCTGATGGCCTTCCGCTGTTCCGCGTCCGTGGCGTCGGCAGGAAGGGCGGCGACGGCTTCAAGGATTGCGGCTTTCGCGGCGGATCTCCAGTCGCTCATCGCCCACCGCCGGGTGCCGGAAGCGCTTTCTGCCGGCTGAAATCCTCCCAGACGGTTCGGCCAGCCGCTCCGATCAGATACGGCAGAAACACCTCCTCCGTCTGGACCATACCGAGGTCGATGATGGCGAGCTGCGCCTTGCACCAGACGGCCAGTTGCCGCCAGGCGATCCGCTCGGCGGTGACGGCCAGTTCCGCATCCGTCTTGCGGGTGCGCGGCCCCAGTTGCTCCCGGAGCTTCTTTTGCACGGCGGCAGTTCGGGCCGGGATCTGGAAGTATGCCGGTCCATGCGCCGTCTGGATCGAGAAAGAGAGGCCGGTGATGCGCCGGTTGTCGAACTGCTGATTGATCGACGTGGCCCCGGCCTCCGCGAGCATTCCCGTGATCTCGCCGATGGAGCGGACGGCCGGGATGACGGTGGTTTCGAGGAAGATAGTTTTCGGCTTCATCGACCACCGCCAGCCAGCCGGAGGGCGTGAGCGATGGCGAGATCCCAGGTGCGGAACATCTTCATCCGCTCAATTCCACGGCTAACACGCCATGGACATAGGTTCCAAGTGTCAACCTTCCAGACCCGAATGCGCGGCGCGATTCCAATGCCAGCGCCCCCTCGGACACCGCCCGTGTAACGATCACGTAACGGCGTTTGCTCTTTTTGCCCCTTCGCCTCCGATGGCTCCGTTTTGTTTTCAGTAAGTTGCCGACTCCATGTTGGCGGTGGGAGTTCGAATCTCACTTCCTCCGGCTGGGGAGCTGGGGCGGCAAATCCCGTGCTATCCCGTGCTAGATCAGCGGGAAAATCATCCCTCCGTGCTGTCAGCGCACTAATCTGTTGGCCGCTAAGTCCTTTGTTTCTGGTGTATCCACCCGTAAGTGGTTGACCTGCGCTACCTTGACACGGTAGAGGTCACAGATTCGAGTTCTGTCAGGCCCACCATTTTCAACAACTTGCAGCCGATCTGCCATCTCTGGCGCGAGATTGGTAGCGGGAGAGAAGTGTCCCATCGGAGCCGTTTATTGGTTCGCGCCAGTGCAGCCTCCTCGGGCTGATTGTCGACCGACGTGAATTGACGTGTCATATTCGCTATGGAACGTCCCAGCGGTTCCACTACGCCCATCTGCATTTCGCCAGCGGGCGAAGGCGGTCGCCCAAGATTGTTCCGACGTTTTCCGGCCGGAGGGGCTGTGTCGCCTTACGGCCATGTGTCTTTTCTTCGGTGACGCGTGAGCAGTATAATCGTAGGTCGAAAGGACTGGTACGGTATGCAGCGAGCCGATGTGAGTGCGGCCAGAAGCAACTGCGAAGACCCCGATTCAAGCCTTCCAGCTTTCGCTATTGTGATGAAGGTTGGACCACATTCTGGGATGTCGTTTAAGGACATTGTTGCGTCCAAGCTCGATGAGGAGGCCCGACTTGGGCAGCACTATTGGGGCTACTCGGGAACTCTATGCCACCCATCGAGGGTTTCCGAGTTTGTCGAATACACCAAAGCACAATACGCTGCTTCACCTCAGCTTCTTCTTATCGAAACGACAAGCAGTTATACTTCGTTGATCGGAAAGATTGAGCAATTCTCGATCGATCGTGTTCGATACCAGAGTTTCGCCGGAGGAGTACAGCTTCAAGGTGCAGAATTCGCGTTTGTTTCCCATGGGCTAAGTAAAATCGACCGAGACTTCTTTCTTGATGATTTTGAAGTGGTCGGAGGAAAAAATGATGGGCAACCATTGAGTCGCCATCTCCGTCACCGTGTAAATAAAGCATTTGTTAAGAGACGCTCCGCGCCATTTCGGGAAACCGAGACACGCTGCCGTCTCTCTTACGTTGCTGAACTTGTCTCCCCATTCGCAGTATGGCTCCAATCGGAGACTATCCACCTACCTCGGTAAATTCTGACGGTTCATGACACGACGCGGATTGATACTTGACGTAGACAACACGTTGTATAGTTGGGTAGATGCTTTTCTGCCCAGTTTTCGAGCCGCGCTGCATGTCCTCGCACAAGAGCTTCAAGTGCCTGAAGATCACTTGATAGCCGACTTTCGGGCCGTCTTTCAGATTCACGGTACCGTCGAATACCCGCTCGCAGTCGAGGAACTCCCCATTTGGAATCGCGCGGCAATTCCAGAAGTCGAACGTCAGCGGATTCTGGCTCGCGTTCAAACCGTGTTTTCGATTACCTACAGAAAGAATCTGACCTTGTTTCCCAATGTGGAAAGAGTTCTCGCTTGGGCTAGAAGGGAGAGTATAATCATCGTTGGTCTTTCCGACGCACTCGAGCGATGGGTTATTTTTCGACTTCGGGCCCTCGGGATCTCCAGGTACTTCGATGGTCTTTACACGTGGCACGAGGAGCCGTGGTTCGAGGGAAAAACGCCAATCCGATCCAGAATCAAGAAACGGGTGCGTCTCGCAAGCTCTGAGCTCAAGCCGAACAAGGAAGTGGTATGGAGGGTTCTACAGGATTTCTCACTAGACCGGCAGAGTACATTCATGGTGGGTGATAGCATTTCGAAAGACATGGCAGCAGCCCGAGATGCCGGAGTCAATGACGTCTGGGCTCGATATGGAACCCGACCTTCCGAGAAGAATTTATCGACTCTTCGGATGATTACACCTTGGACAGACGCCGCGAAAGGCGCTGAAAAAACGGCAAGGGTGCAGATGATCCCGAGCTATGTCATCGACGACTTCGCCGATCTGAAGGACATCATTGGATCTCGCAATGTAACTCTGTTCGAAGTGTAG